TCCTTTAAATTTGAAACAATTCACAATGTTTATCGTAAAATACGGGATCGATGACCTCTTGAATGAGATCAAGGCACAATTCCGTAGGCACTGTGAAGAGCAAAAAACAGAAGAATTGATTGAAAGGTTTATTGATTCCAAGCCATAATAGTTAAAGCCGATAAAACCCCCACAGATTATCTCAGTGGGGGTTTTCTATTTGGATCTCCATAAATCAGAATGGAATATCATCGTCAGGAGGTTCTTGTTGATTGTTTTGTGGTTCGTGTCGACTCTGACCACCACTATTCCCTCCGTCAGTATAAAAGACCTTTGCATTCCCCAAGATTGGCAATTTAACACCACCCTGTCGTTCTTCTTTAGTTACTGACTGCGAGATTATGCCATTGTCTCCATACTGGCCTACATTTTCAGTGTCAATGAATGTAGTAAGATCTACATAGACACCTTTCGTTCCCTTGTAAAATCTACTCTTATCAAGCTTTGATACATCTATTCTTAAATTCACACCTAATTTCATGATTAATCCTTTTTTGATAAAGTTAGTTTTGACGGATAAGGCATATAAAGTTTTGGTTTAGAGTTAGGCCCGGTGATCACCTCGACTAAATACCCTGTATCATACCCACCTGGTATTTGATAACCATCAAACATACGCGTATGATTTTTAAATTCCTTATCAGCTATATTACACGGGTTACGCCCACTCTTAATTGATGATGAGCTCAAAACCCTGACAATTTTGCCTATTTTGGTTTTCGTTCTTCCGCTTGCCTGGCTTGTCCATGTTACCTTGTCGCCCACACCAAATCCGTCTTTTTTTTCTTTTAAAACCCTCCATGCCACGGACATTACCCCCCAGCAGCAAAGTTGAGGCCGATGATTATCAGTCCCACCAACATCTTCCAACATGCAAGGGAATTTCTTTGAGCATGTATCGCATATCCATTTGGTCAATTGATTTTCCTTTAGTTTTTGTAAAATGCAAAAGACCACCTTAATTATTTATGGTGGTCTTTATTTAGCACTTTTCGGCTAATGCGCCGGAACCTGGAGTTTTAAATATTATTCAAATATTCTTTATTGGGAATCGGTTTCATATCATCACCTCCTTTCTGCTTACGACCTTTTTGTCGCGTTGTCCTCAAGGGCGTAGAGGCGCGCGCGTTGTGAAATGTAAAACCACGGTTGTGTAAATCCTTATTCCGTGGGCTTCTTTGATACAGATCAAACAATGTCCTTAACATTGCGATCAAGGCTTTTTTTCATAATGTTTCCATATTCTTTTTTTCTAAAAATTTCTTAATCAAATACCGGACAAAAGAACTTATACTGTGTCCGTTTTTCTCAGCCTCATTAACTAACTTCACTATATCATCTTTGTCAAGTTTTACTTGTATCGTCTTCTTCATGTGTTATATCGTAGTTCAAAGTGTTTCGCTTGTCAAGTGTTTATTATCCATTATAATCTAATCTGATCAACAATCTTTTTGTAAATTTCTTTTATTGTTGGCCAAGGTATCTGGTGCTTTTGCGTCCAATCTATCTCACCTCCACAGGCTTCGCATTCTTCGTCTGGCCCGTTAAAATAACAAGCTGAGCATGAGTGTTCAACTTCTACAAAGAACTCTCCGATTAACAGTTCCTTTGCGCCGCTTTCTGCTGTCAACTCTTTCGGTAGTATGATTTTATCATTTTGACTTTCTGTCATATCATTATTCCTGTTTTATGTTTAAAATTGCGCGGTTGACTAATTCCGCTTCCTCTTTCATATCGAAGACCAAAACACCTATCTTATTCACAGCTTCGGCGCATGCGTTGCGGGTCTCTCTGGCCTGCTGTTTGAGCATATCTGACAAACTTTCTACATAACGATCATTGTCAGCAAACCCATCTTCAAGCTTTCCTTCCGATATCCACCGCTAAATCCATTCCTTAGCTTTCTCTTCTGTTGTCTTCATCGTTTCTCCTATATCAGTTTAACTGCTATCTACCCCCCGGGAGGGTTAACATACCTTTAGCTAACTCCATTTTATCTGACCCTCTAAACTCAGCTCTATGTAAGAATCCAAAGAACACCACCTTTTCGGTGTTTAGTTCTTTTTTTTACCAGTAGATTTTCTACAACAAACTCTTCTGTTGTGTCGCTATGCCTCACAAGTATTCGGTTACCGCAACTGATTGAAATCTTCCCTGCGCTTGGGCCTTTCTCTGTTTGCTTATCGCTAAGAAATTCTACATAGTCCCCTGCGCTTGGGTATCCACCATGGCAACACGCCGATGGACGTACAAAACCTCTTTTTTTGCAAGATGCACACAAAATAAATTTATCCATATTATCTCCCATCCCCGATCCGTTTAATTACGTCATTTGCTTTCTTTAAATCAACCGCCATAAACTTTAGCATCTCTGTTTTCTGCAAAGAAACTTTCAATAAGTCTTTATACGCCTGCTCCAAATCTTCCCTGGAAAGGCTTGATACATCAACCGTGGTGTGTTTAATAATTTTGCCCAACGCCAACCCCCTGGTGAAAATATGTTGTTTCGTGATGGAACATGATATTTTTGTCTGTGTATTTTGCGCCACTTCTGTTTTTTGCAAGATCTATAATTGCCATACCCTTCAACCCCTCTTTTTCCTCCTCAGAATCAGCATATTCTTCTGGCCTATGGATAAAAATTACAGCGTCTGCATCCTCTTCGATTTTACCTGATTGCTTTAAATCAGACAGTATCGGTCTTTTGTTACTCCTGGCCTTTAAATCCCGGTTTAGTTGTGCAAGCAAAACAATCGGTATTCCAAGTTCTTTTTTTAAAGATGATAGTCTTGTCGTATTTTCGGAATAACGAGTGGTTAAATCACTGCTGTTTACCTCCCGGTTACCGATCTGTGACAATTGATCAATAAAAAGTATCTCAGCACCTTTGTTTTTCATTCTGCGGCCTTTTCGCTCAACGTCTGATATATCCACCCCTCCCATGGAATCAATTTGGATATTGCTATTGTAATATACGCCTGCTGCATCATTCACCATTTGGTATTCTTGCATGTTAAGGCCTTTATACTGCCCGAATTTGGATGCGGTTACAGTTGATTCCATGGACAATAATCTATCAATCATCTCAAATTCTGGCATTTCGATAGAGATTAACCCGGCATGAACGCCTGCCCGGTCAAGATTTTTTATCGCTGTCAATGCAAAAGATGTATTGTGCGTCACGGTAAAATCACCCAATAAGAACAAACCGTCACCGTCAAGCTCAAACCCGTAATAATCACCCTTGCCGATAGGAGAAACATTAACACCAGTGACTAAAACGTCTTTAATTTGCCTTCTCTCTCTTGCTACTTTTCTACCTAACTTGCACGGAATTTCACATGTCTGCCCTGAAATCAAAATACGGTAGTATTTCTTTTTCTCAGTCCATCCTTGCGCCTTCTTAAATGACTCATTCAAGCTAACAAAGAAGCCCAATGACCTGGCAATAAAGGTTATGTCCTCTGCTAACTGTTTACTTTTTTGGATAATCTCATATGAATTTTTGTCTAAATGACCATCAGTGTCAATTATGCCAGCAAGCAAATCAACCCTGTCCAAAGCAGGCGCCGTTTTATATTTTTGAGGAATAAATAGGCATTTATCAAGGCCCAGCTTTCTTATTTTTTCAAGAAACGCATTTGGTTTTCCACCTGTCCGCCCGCTTGTTAGAAAATATGTCGGGCACCTTGTTCCGTTACTGTCTTGCTTTCTTATCCCAAGCCCTATTGATTTCCCGTATTCAACCCATGCGTTCTTTATTTCTTCATCAGGGGTCGTAATCCCACCATGGTTAGAACTGTGGTTACCATCACCAAGCCATAATCCAAGTTCATATGGTGGAATTTCAAACACACTGTTTTTTTCATCAAAGACAACGCCAGTTTTCCAACCTTTTGCCTTTTCTTTGAATTTTTTATTAGACGCAAGGTACTCGTCAATAGAAATGTTTATTGTACTGCCGCCACGGAACCCATAAACATTGTGTTTTCCTGAAATCTTTAATGACAATATATGATCTTTATTAACAATATAATTATCACCTTTTTTTTGGTCCACGAGATATAAATCATCATATCCTTTAGCTGTCGACTGGACTGTCTTTGGCATGCTATCCGGACCCATAAGTTTATCTCCTGGCACAACGTCTTGAACCATTTTAACTGAACCATCGTACATGATGACAGGAGTGTCTAATCCAAGGCACTTTCCGGCACCAGGTCTTCCGGCCACAACTATCAACTTAGGTCCCTTTGTTTTAAGCCGTTTATCCAGGCCAGGGAATCCAAACCGAAGGAAGTTCTCAACTTGTGTTGTATTCGCAGCGTCGATACGTTCCATGTGTTCTTGAATTATGTCTCTAACATTTCGGATATCGTCTTCATGGCCAGACCCAGTAATTGCCAAAACTCCTTTCTGCGCATCGCTCAATATGTCATTCCCAAGTTTGTCAGAATGTAGGATTTCAGAGCAAACTTTTTTTATTTGCCTGGTTATTGAGCATTCCTTAATAATGTCCATGTATTGATTGATTTTAAAAAGAGGCGAATTATCAAGGATTTTAAGCATATCCATTTCTGTTAACGAACCGCCATCAGGAAAATCCTTTTTTGTTTGGTGACAAAAAGTAACAACATCAACAGGGTCTTTCCTTGAAAGCATGTTCAGGATCGTTTTAAATGCGTTTCCGTGGCGTTTTGAATAAAAGTCATCCGGTTGTACTCGCATTTGATCAAAGAGGCTGTTTTGGGTAACTATGGAGCCTATAAGACTACATTCCGCGTCAATGTCATGGGCTGGGAGATCGTTGTTAAAATCCATATTTCTTCAAAACCTCATCTCTTGTTGTTGCCTCTGAATGACTAAATATTACCGACGGGACCGGAAAAAATCTCTCGGTTTTTGCAATCTTTACGCAAGCCTTGGCAAATGATTCGTTTGACATCTCATCTTTCAATAAGTCGTAATAGATACGCGCACGGTCAACGTTGAAGTCATAGTTAAATATCAATTCAAGTTTTTTCATTTCGTCTTTGAATATAGTTTTATCTAAAAGTTGGCCCATTTGTCCTCGTTTTGTTTTTTTGTAATGGTTTTATTATTGTTAAAATATTCAGGCTTAGGCTTAAGCCACTCCTCTTGCATCGTCCTTTCCAAGCAATCAACCGGATCAAGCCCAGCCCTGATCAAATCACCTACGCTTGTTAATAGCCCATCTATACCTCTTGTTGTTTTATACCTGCTGCCTGCCGTGAGGCTCATTCTGTATTTAATAAAAGAAATCAAGTCGCTTTGGTATTCAACAAAAGAAGTGCCGTTGATTTTCTCAATCAAATAATTCTCGAATTCTTTTTCCTTGGAAACCTTCTTTTCCCCTTGGGGGGTTAGGGGGGTATTTAGTTCTTTATTCTTTCTTTCTTCTCCTTCTTTAATAATGGCAAGACGCTCCTGGTCTGTTGCTGGTTGCTTCATTGGTCTGTTGCTGGTTGCTTCATTGGTCTGTTCGTAGTTTTTAGGGTCTTGGTAATAATCGTAATTACAGATAGTTATCATATTCCCCCTTGGACGCTTCGTTAGTGCTATCATGTGGTTGTTCATAAGACCCTTCATGCAGCCCTTCATCTGGCTCACAGTGTAACGCATTATTGTACATCCTTTATACCACTTTAAATCATCCCTAATCTGTTGATATGACCGAAAAAGTTGCCCACGCTTAACAATGAAGCCATCATATTTTTGTTCAACATAATTTGCGTTTCGTAATAAATAAAACCATGTTTCTCTGGTTACAGGGGCTGAGTGTGAAATCCATGATTCATCTATGCACCTTGGCTGCAAAATGTATCCACCGTTAATCATAGATTAAGCCCTTCTACTTTATTTTTTTGAGATGGCGGTATACTGCTGGCAGTGACAAAGAAAGAGCATTTGCAATCTCAACACCTGTCGCATTCCTGTTTTTTTCAAAATAAGCTTTTACTTTTTCAAAATTCCTTTTTCCTGCATTTTTGCCTGTTTTTGGAATATACTTCATTTTTTTAAACCTTTTTGCGGTTAATAAATAATTCTGCGTTACGAGCTTTTAGCGCCTGGCACGATTTCCGGTAATCAGTATATAATGGGCAGCTTCTACGTGAGGATCTACTTATAGGGCAATCAGGAGCGCAACAAATTTCACTGACACTTGATGGATGTGCGCAAAATTTTGCAACAGATCCATTTTCAAAATCTTTCGGCAAACCCAAAGACATCCAGAAACAATCATTACTATTGATTATAATATCCCAAGTCATCTTACTAATCCTTTTTGTTTAAATTATCATATTCGTTATATACCACGACAAAAAATATATTGCAAGAGAATAACCGGCTGCCGAAACAGCCGGGTTGTTTGTTATGTGTTGTTAAATATGAAAAGGAACAATACCGTCCCAATCGTAAGATAAAACGCCATTTGGATGATATATTAATTCGAAGGCCTGGTCATTATTTAAAATACTTATTGGCTCTGTGACGCCATGTGAGGTATGCACGGTTATCCCACGGATAAACCTGGTGTGCATGCGTCAAACATATCCTGAAGACTCTTTGTTTATTATGCTATACCCTGATAGCTCCTTGTCAGTTGTAAGGTCATATATTTGGTCTGGGCTGCTTATCTCTCTAAACTTAACAGCGTATGCGTCTATGTCCCGGCACCAATCAATCATGGAATCTATGTCAAGGCCCTTAGTTACAACACAGTTTATAGTTACTGGTATTCCGCACTTATGTGCCTTTAGAATAAAAGCTTTCATCTGTCTTGTAGTTTTAAACCCAGAATTAGTGTTTAATATACGACTATTACCAATAACATATGGTTTGTGCCTTGAAACATTTATAAAATCAACCATTCTGTCATTTATAATTTCATCAAGATCGAGTATCCCGAATCCATTGGTTGTTAAAACTACCTTTTCAAATCGGTCTCTTAATATCCTTGCTGCTTTTGTTAAGTTTAAAATATCAAGAGTTGGCTCCCCTCCTGTGATACTCACCTGTTTGAATTTCTCAGGCAACCCACCAACGACAAATTTAAGTTTTTCAAGCCAGGCTGATTTATCAAGTTCGGTATTCTGGTCATATTTATAAAAACAGAAATCACAAGAGGCATTGCACCCTCCTGGCATAATCACGCTGAAATTTGGATCATCTACTATAAAGTTTCTCATCATCATTCCCCTCTCTGAATAGCAACAACATGTTTTTTGACAGTAGGCCATGTAAACCCAAGCGCCCTTGCGCAGTCTGCAATATTCCTTTCCGGGTTTAGCTCAAACCATTTCTTTATTCTTGCCCTGTTTTTTTTGGCGTAAATAATACCGCCCGTACCGCGTCCGTTTTTCATAACTACCTCCTATTTAATGTTTGTATTTGATTATATACCACGACAAAAAATATATTGCAAGAGAAAAACCGGCTGCCGAAACAACCGGGTTGTTTGTTTAAGAGTTAAACAGCAATGTCGAATTTAATTTTTGGGTGGTGCTGATATCCATGCAAAACAGTATCAGTGTACTCCCAATCAAAAATTGACGTGAAATTAGGTGTTTTTATGTTTGGAAGGTCTTTCGGCAATCTTTCAAGTTGATCTTTAATTCCATGTATGTGGTTTTTGTAAATATGGGTGTCTCCAAGGAAGCCGATTAGCTTTCCTGGTTTAAATCCTGATTCCATGGCCAGGAGCGTTAGTAGAAGGCCGTAACTTGCAATGTTGAATGGCAGCCCCAGGGCAACGTCAACGGATCTCATGTTCCACATGAGATTGAGTCGCCCATTTATTACCGTGACCTGGAATGCATAATGGCATGGTGGGATGGCCATGCGATAGAGTTGTTGTGGATTCCAAGCAGATACTATCATCCTACGGTCATCTGGATTGGTTTTAAGCGTGGCTACCAGGTTTTTAAGCTGATCCACACCAGCATAAAATGGATCCTCGTCCCAACCCCGATATTCACTTCCGAAAAAACGCCACATAAACCCATAAATAGGTCCAAGATCACGTTCGGCCCTCATCCATTTTTTTGTTTTTTCATCATTCTCGTAGGCAACCTTAGCGGGTGAGCACCAGTCATCCCAGATATGATTGTTTCTGTCCTGCAGCCACTTTTTATCCGTTATGCCTTTGATGAAGAATTCCAATTCTGAGGAAACGAGTCTGAATGGAACATATTTACTGGTAAGCAATGGGAACCCCTCGGCCATGTCATGTTCAAACATCGCCCCGGCAATGGCAATGGTGTTTACTCCGGTACGGTTTTCTTTGATTTGGCCCTGGTTAAGGACCTTCCTGGCTATTTGCTTATATGCTATCATTCTCAATCTCCTTTTCTATTTTTTAATCAACCAAGCCTTTGGCCGTTTCGTGGGTGTTACGAACTCAACTGGTACGATAAGCTGCATACCGGCTAAACGTGTTTCTAACGTCGATACGTGTTCTTCCAGGGTGTGGATTTTTTCCATGGCAGCGATTTGCCTATCATCGAAATCTGACAATAGGTAAAAAGTGCAAGCAGTATTAAATAATAAAAATATTATTAATAGCCTGTGTGGTGTCATTATTCTTCCCACGTCCGCTTTATTGTGTCCAAAACAGCTTGGGCGTTTTCTTTTGTTTTTTTTAGTGTCCATGTTAAATATGCACTACCTTCTTCTTCGCAATATGTAACACCTTCTCCCCATTTTACTGGGCAATATTCGCAGCTTCCAGCTTCAAGACAAGCATGACAAAAATAATGGGATATCACCTCATTACATAATTCACTGTGAACCTCCGCCCACTCTTCTTTATCGGATTCGTTGTCTACAATCCACTGCCACATATCGATGCATTTTTGCTTGTTTGATTTCATTATTCCTCCTTTTGTTACCCGTGGCCATATAGACCACGGCTGTTGGTTGTTTCAGCCTATCCCATAGACCATTTAATTAAATCTTGCTTGTTGGTAAACACAGGTATCCCTAACGAGCCAGCCTCTTTTATTTCAGCTAATGTTCCTGCGGAATCCTGCCACCCGGGTACAAGGAACACCGCATCTGATGCTTTGAGCCACTCTATTGAATATTTATAAAATTGCTCAATAGTGAAGTCTGCCTCTGGATTATCAATAATAAAAGACGCATCGCTCCACGGGCAAAACGGATGAAACCCGATCTGGAATAGTTTGGCGCACATTTTCCTTCCAACTCCAATGTTTTTTAAAACGTCAATTACATTTCCAGCCGAATATGGTCCTGCTACGTAGATTCTTTTCATTTTATAGATGCCTCTTCGATAAAGTCAAAAAGAGACTTTTGATTTTGATTTCTCTCAAATGCTTCAAGGTATTTTACACCATCTTTAAAATATTCATGGTTTAGCTCACTCGCCATACCATATCTACCCATTTTAATGGCCATGTATGGGACCGTCATTATACCGCCAAAAGGGTCAAATACGACATCTCCCTTGTTGCTGTATCTGTTAATTATTCTTTTAACAATATCCATCTGCAACGGGCAGATATGGTTGTTTTGGTTGCGTTTTGTTTGGCTTGTGTTTAATGTCAACATTCTATTTATGTCAGTCCAAACAGATGGGTCTTCGCTTTCAGGGGCGATACTCATAAATGTCGATGGAAGTTTCCCATGGTCGTCAACAACTTCACCGATCTTTATGTGTTCGTCATAATCATATATTTTTTCACGGCTGTATTTTTTAAATTCAGACACAAAATCAAGCGTGTTTAATTGCGTCATTTCATCTTGGCACAACAATCTATCTCCTGACGATTTCCAAAAAGCATGAGCGTCAACCTGCCACCGAGCGCGTGAATATTCTGTGTCTTTTTTAAAGTGGTGATATTCACCGCATTCATTACATAGCCACTTCCGTTCTTCTTCTTGACCATATAAAAGTGGCTCTTCGTTAAGATCTTCTGTTTTTATATCTTCGCATTTTTTGGGCACATGACCACAACTTGGGCATGCATGTTTTATTTTTTTTTGTTTTGATATAGGCTCATCTGCATATCCCTTAGTCCTGTCGGTTTGTGGTTTCCGAAATATCAGGATGTATTCCGGAGACCCTACACCCATTTTAGACCCATCTTTGCATTGCTCAGACCATCCAAGCCTATATGTTTGATTGTTTTCCCTTACTACATCTGTAACAACTGTGATCATTCCGAGATAGTCAAACCCATGTTGCATCCCATGGAAAATGCATTCAGCGTGAAATGGTGATACTGTCGGAGCACCCTTGCCTGTTACATTCCCGAAAAGGATTCTATCTTTTACGTGGCAGGCATATATCCTACCTGGTTTTAAAATCCTCACCAACTCTGGAGTTAAATAATCCATCTGTTTCCAAAAATGGCCATTCGATGAAGTAAACCCAAAATCGTTATAAGATGGTGTATATTCGTAATGGTTCGCAAATGGAATCGATGTATGTATAAGGCCAACAGACTCACTTCCTATTCGTCTTGTTTCGTCAACACAATCATTGTTAATGACACTGAAATTTTCACCTGAAACCTCATTCCTGTCAATGCCTATAGTTCTTTGCATGTCTTTAATGCGCGATGCGTTAGATAAGCCATATTTTTTAATAATATCTGTCATTTTATCAACCATTACATCGTGTCTTTGCCACTTCTTTTTAAGCACTTCCAGGATACCTATTTCAGACGATGCGTAAATTATGTGGATGTGACACTCAGCAGTTTGTAAAAACCTGTAAATACGGTGGACAGCCTGGATGAAATCATTAAACTTAAATCCTATCCCAAGAAAAATAGAGTTATGGCAATATCTCTGGAAATTGCACCCTGATCCTGACAATATAGGTTTTGTTGCCAGGTGTTGAAATTTCCCGTTTGAAAAATCAATGATGCGCTGTTCACGAGTGTCCAAATCTTGTGAACCATAGACATCTTTCACAGTAGGAAGTGCTTTTTTTATAGCATGGCGCTCTATTTCTTGATCATGCCAGATAATAAAATGGTCTTCTGGATCTGCATTGATAATCTCGGCCATTTTCTCGATACGATTATCAAGGGAATTACGTTTCTCCATGCTGGCAGCCTGCAAAGACATTGCAGCATCACCAAACATTAGAGTTTGACCATCCCTCTTATCTATCCGTTCGATATCCCCTGATGCTACCTCATGATAATGGACATGCAATTTAGGTAAAATGTAACCATCATCAGGATATCCCAAATCAGATGGCTTTTGCAAAAAGATGGCCCACGATGAAACCCACAACCAGAACCGCTTTTCCATGTGCGGGTGGATTTGCAAATTATTTGCTTTTGTTGAATCTCGTTTAAAAAACCTTGTGAGAGCCTGCCCTGTATCCATAACACCCAAGAAACCTGCATAGTGGATCAATTCTTTGTATCTGTTTGGAGATGGTGTGGCTGTAGCAACAAAACGATATTTAACGCTTTTGAAAGCAGTCAAGAACGTCTGAAACGTCTTAGATCCATATGATCTCAAAACGCTGGCTTCATCCAGGCAAACTCCGTTGAATTGGTTTACATCCAAACGGAAATCTCTAACAGATTCATAATTTGTAATATAAATCCCTGGGCCGGATATTTCTTCTGTGCGCCGAATAAAAGTTATTTTAATACCAAGCTTTTCAGCGTCAATCTTAAATTCTTGCCTTACTCCCAAAGGTGCTATTATTAATTGATTACCGTGTTCTCGTTTGCCGATTATGCGCAATATTTCAAGCTGCATAAACGATTTTCCGAGCCCGAATGAAGCGAATATTGCACGGCAACCTCCGAGCAGCGACCATGACACAATATCCTTTTGATGAGGTTTTAACAGTTGGTTTATTTCGTCTTGATTGATTTCAAACCCTGTTGAAATAGACACGTCTATTTTGTTTTCAAGAAACTTTTGATATTCCACGATCATTCCCCTTTTTGTATAGAAACAACATGTTTTTTTACTGTTTGCCAAGCCAAGTTCAAAGCCCTTGAACAATCAGTAACTGTTCTGCCTGGGTTTGATAAAAACCATCGTTTAACCCGCTCTCTATTCCGATTTGAAACTTCGCGCATTCCGCTTGTTTTATCGCTTTTAACGTCTATCATCTAATGCTCCTTTTGATATTGATTTCGTATTCGAATTATATATAGCATGGCAAAAAATATATTACAATGTTTTAAAACAGATGTTACCGAAATTCATTTCGGTAACATCTGTTCCGTTGGTTATTCACCACACCATCTTTGATATATTTCATAAGATTCCTCATGGTCAACATCATCCGGGTAAAAATCAAGGCAATTTTGGGCGGCGTAAATAACCGAATCAAGTATATCGTGCCTGTCTGGATTGCATTTTGAATAAATGTCAGTTAATCCAGCTATAAGCATTGATAGTATCTCTTGTGGCTCCATAGGCTTTGATAATAGGCACCCAACTGCATCAACTATTTTTTCAACTTTTTTCTTGGAAGATGTTGAAGATGGGTATTCCCCGCAAGCCTCGTATCCGGCAATTCTTAGGGATTCTCCTGATCCCCTTATGTTTTCTGTTTCTCCTGTGAGTCTGATGCGTTCTGCGACTGCCGCAGATAGTGACAGTGTTGCAAATACTTTTGTGGTTGTGTTCATATTATTTTTCTCCGTTGCGTTTGTTTTCGCGTATTTGCCAGTCACGTCTCGCCTGGCAGTCGCCTTGACAATAAATTTCTGGTCCAGAACGTGGCATATGCTTAAACCACGTTTGGCCGAAACATTGACCGGTCTGTTTATCGCGCGCCGGGCAATAGTTGTCATATTGCGTTTTTGAATTTTTCATATCGCTGGCACCCCAAACACGGAAGTTTCTTTTTACGTTTTTTTACAATAATATCAGTCATACACTGAGACCTGTGCATGCAATCCCAAGCATCCTCTGATGCCTTAGTTTCCTTTAATACCTGCTCTATGTGGCTCTTATCACCATGCCGCTGTTTGTGTTTTGCTATCTTGTTTTGTTCGGCAAGTCTTATTTTTCGGCAGGCAGGGCACCTTGTCGTATTTGAGTTTTTTGCCTTAACTTCCGCTCCACAATCTTCGCAATTTGTTACAAAAAAAGCTTGCCGGCCAGCTTTGATGCACGGGCAGCGATAAGTCCCTTTTATTCTGAGCCTTTCGTCTGCTGTAATCTTACAACCACAGGTCATTTCGTATAGCATTTCATTCCCCTTTTTTCTCATCCCTCAGTCGTTTAATATTTATCGTTGCCGCGCCACCAGGGCACCTATATCCAAGCTCGTAATGTTCCACGGTGCGACCGGATACGCCGATCAGTTTACCGAAATCTGATCTGTTTAACCCCAACTTCCGCCGTATTGCTCTTATTTCGTCTTTGTTCATTTTTAAGGCCTTTTATCGGCTTGCCCTGGTATAGTTGGTTGTTCTTCGCTTTTTGTTAGAGATATACTACCAGGGAAAATAAAGGCAAAAAGAGGCCATAGACTATGGGTAAAATATATTGCAAGACACACCCCTGCTGATGTTGCAACCCATGCTAATCCGTAAGCTAAATATGCCATTTCATCTGCCATGTCGATTCTCCTTTTGTGCCCGGTTTCCCGGGCGTTAGCTGTTAAAAATACATCTCGATATAACATTTTATTTATTTTTTTCTATTCTCATGATTCAAGTTAGGCAAGCTCCAATCTGCGGCCATGTATCTACATCCTGGGCACATAAACAGTTCTTGGGTACATCCGTGACACCCTCCGTGGAATAAAGGACGTTTAATTTCTTTATTCTCAGATAACAAAACGTTCACAGTGGAAGCTTGCCTATCGTCGGCTTTCGTTATTTTGGTCTGTTTGAATTTAATGATGTCAGTATCTTTACCGGCAGCATGAAGAAAACCATCCAACACAACCTTTTCAACGGATCCGCGCATGTATTGGATAGATGCAATTGCAAGCATCTCAAAAAATTCAATCCGTGATTCTTCATCCATTTTACGCGCAACCGTCAATACATTTTTAATTTCCATTTCTACCGACTTCCTTTTGTCCATAACGTTCTCCTTTGTGCCAGGTTTTCCCGGCGGTTTGGTTTTTATTAAGTCACGCTAACAAGAACAACACCACCCTTTTTTACATAGAAGTTAAAAAGTTTCTTCCCGCGCGGCTTCCTGCATTTACCTGTTGCGGAATTTACTTCCTTCCCGACTATGTTTTTTGTTTGGATTGTCTCAACGATAAATGCTGTTTTACAATTTTCGTATGTAAGCTCGATACTGTTATCTTTTTTTGTCAGTGTGGTTTCTTCGGTGTGCATGTTGTATCCCCTTTGTTAGTGTTTTCACCTCAACCTGACAAACACTATACATACCTCAATGAGGTATGTCAACACCTTTTAAATAAATTGTAAAAATAAAACTTTGCAGATTAAAAAAGCCCAACCGGTTATGGATGGGCTTTTGCTGGCGTCACGAAAATGGTTTCGGGTTATTTAGATTCGCGCTCAAACATGTCACAGACAGAATTTGGCTTAACCATAAAGTCGCCAATTTTACACCTCAGTTTTTTTTCTGTATCATATCCCCACCTATCTTTGTAAATAGTAGATCTAAAGTTCTTACAAACACGACATCTTCTTTGCAACGGCTTGACTTGATAGTTTTGTGCTTTCTTAGCTTCTAATGTTTTGCTCATTGATTATTCCTTTTTTAAATTGATGTAGTAATCTCAGGTATTTTATTATACATATCAATGATCTCCTTAAGATCTGAACCTTTAGCTATTACATGAGAAAAGTGTTTAAGCTCAAACCACACCCTTTTTGTCGCAACTCGGACAACAATCTCAATAGATTTATTATGTCCGTTACCGTAGCTGCCAAACAGCAGTGTTCTTGCTTCAAACTCATCTAACATTTCAACTGATATCTTGTCTTTCATTCTTCATTGTCCTTATCAAATTTTTTGTAAAAAGTTATTATTGTGTTTGTGGTGCCTTGTGTTCTGTTTATATAATCCTGTATCCTCGTGATGTCTTTCCCTGATGTTATTTGCTTGTCACGAATTATTTCTGCGTTTCCATAGCCAAGGTCATTGTCTTCGATAAAAGTGTACGATACGAAATACTTAAAAATACGACGTCACCCCTTTATTCTGCATTTATTCTGCAAAGTTTAAATTTTATTCTGCATTAGATAGTTTCAGGCACGGCCCTGCATCCAGAATAATAAGCCTCTAATGTCCGTGGCGATATTCCCAGGTGTTCTGCAAATTCCTTAAGTGATAATCTAAGCCACTCCTGCCGGTCTTTTAATTTCTCAACTCGCTGATGCTCCACAATGCTCCTGCCGTGCGCTCTATGCTTCGCAAACGCCTTTGCTGCGGTCATGGTATGAAAGCCTCTAAAGTAGCCGTTCCTGGTGTCCGTGACTGTACATCTATAAGAGTAATGATCAATGGTTAATTTTGTTGGGCCAACATACGCAACCCAATCACCCTCGTCATGTGAAAAAATAAGATCGTGTACGCCTCGCAAACCTCCTGTTTGTCGTATTTTGGTTTTTTTAATCATTTAGCAACCCCTTTCTATCGTAGAAATCAATAATAGATTTGAATGTGTGGTGCTGCATTTCTATGGCTTTTGAATGATCTTCATTGTCTCTTATCATTACAACATTTTCATATATTTCAAATTCATATCCAAACAGATACAGGCTACCTATTTTATTACCAGTTTGGTGTTTTGTTTCTTTCATCTTTCACCTTGTCGTATTTTGTGGTTTTTACTTGTCGTTGCGCTCAAACATTTTTAGTTTTTGCTGCAAGATAGCCAATGGCCATAGGCAATACAGAAACAACAATGGGAATCAATATGGCATCATACCAGTAGACTGGCGCTACTTCCGTAGGTGGACTTGCTACGTAGTCAATTACTGCAACAAACCAAGATGTAACATACAATAAACACATAAAAATTGTTGGGTTGATTCTACTAAATAATTTTTTCATGTTATTTAAATCTCCGATACAAAAACTGCCTAACATCTTTATCTATCCGCTTGTTATACTTGCCCCACTCTTCTGGGGTCATTTTTCTTGCTATCCCTGGGTGGACTTTTACCGGCTTGGCCTCTTTTGTTTTTTTCATTTTAAGCCTCCTTTTTAGTCTTTTTTTTGCGTAATTTGATAACTGTTGTTTCAATAGCTTTTTCCACACTCCACCCTCTTGACAATCTCTTTCTTAAAGTAGAGTGATTTATTCCAAACCTTTCGGATATTGTGATCAATAAAACACGTTCGCCGCGATATGTTATAAACCGGTTGCTTCTCATATTCCTTTGGTTTTCTTTCCGGCTAGACCATTTGCAATTAGATTTGTAATAACCACAATTATTATTAATCCTGTCTATCTGCGCACCAACAAATGGCTTCATGCCCATATCAGACAAGAATGATTCAAATTTTTCCCATCTTTTGCAAACAGATATCCCTCTACCACCGTAATCAATAAACCTCTTATCTTTTTCATTATTACATCTATGAATCATTGACCTCCAAGTTTTATATTCAGAGGTATTAGACATAAGATGTTTAGAGTTCCTTTTTATAAGGACTTCTCTTAAATAACATCCACAACTTTTTGTTTCTCCTTTTATTAGGTGGTCCATTCTTACCTCTTTTTCATTGCCGCATTCACACACAACAGAAACATACCGTTTCCTTTGTATGTCCATGTTTGTGACTGTCAACCTTCCAAATACGTCTCCTATCTTCATACTATTCCATCCTTGCAGGGTCGCAAAGAACTGATTTTGGTATTCCAAGTTTACGCAATTTTTTAAACACAGCCGGATTAATAGGCCTTTTACCAGTATTCCATCCGGACATGGTTTGTGCCGTAACCCCCAGGACCTTTGCAGCTTCTCCTAATGACATCATAGCCTCTTCCCTAAGTGCTTTTTTCAGTGCTGTTTCCATAACAATCTTCCTTTTTAAGTTAAAATCTAACTAAACATAATTTAACTAAAAATTAAAGTCAACTTAAAATAAATTTAAAAATAACAGTTGACATCCTGTCCGGTACGGCATATGTTTGTCGTGCGGTTAACTTTTAATTTTGGAGGCGTTATGGTGGACAAAACAAACAGACAAAAATGCATAGAAATGTGGCAATGGATAGTCGACAACGAATCTGATAAAGAGGCTTGGGCGGACGAGCACCCGGAAGAGGCTAAAGTGATTGCAGAATATGTATATTGCCACGCATGCCTTGAAGCAAAAAACTACTGCAATCATTGTCCGGTGTTGTGGGGTTGTGAAAACGCCTGTTGCAGTCAAGGCAGTCCATATATGGCATGGCTTAATGATAGAACAAAAGAAAATGCCAAAGCGGTTTTGGATGTGATCGATAGAACTTGGGAGGAAAAATGAAACCAGGAATATACAAAGATTTATCGAACAAAGATTACCACTTGGCGAAGGGGCTTAACGTATCAAAGCTTAAGACGTTTGATATTAGCCCGGGTCTGATTAAATGGGCCAATGATTGCCCTGAATATCCTGAGAAAAAAAAAGTTTTTGATATAGGAAACGCTGCACATACTATGGTTCTTGAGCCATTGAAATTTAATGAACGATACGCGGTTGAACCTGCTGTTAATAAGCGGACTAATGCAGGCAAGTTCATTATCTATGATTTCCTTGCTGAGAATTCGAATAAGACCATTTTGACCGCAGCCGAACATAGACAGATTGATCTTATGTCAAGGTCTGTCTATGCGCATCCTGACGCACGCAGGATTATTGAAAATCAGGTGGGTGCAGAAATATCCATTTTTGCCAAGGACGAAGACGGGCAAATGATGAAGATCCGGTTAGATATGGAATCAAGGATAAATGGCAAGCGGATTGTACTTGACCTGAAAACAATTGATAAGATAGAAAACATATCAAAAGCTATCAACGAACGCGGGTATAATATCCAAGAGGCGTTTTATAGAGAAGTATACAAAATGCACCATGGCGTTTATCCGGATTTTTTCCTATTTTGCTTTATTGGGAAAGCCGTAGAGTTGGGCAGGTATCCATGCCGAATTGGTGAGCTATGTCAGGCTGACAAGGATGATGGATACAGAAAAATGAACGCTTTGGTGAGTGAATATAAGTCGTGCAAGGCATCTGGTAACTGGCCGGGGATTCAGACTTTTTCGAGATATAAATGGGCTAAATAAAGAAGGAAATTAAAATGAGTGAACAAGACAGGAAGTCTATATTACTTAAAGCGGCATATGATATTTTAAAGAAATGCAACTCAGGGCCATATGTATAAAATGCGTTAGAAGTTACTGCTATCTGGGACGATGCCGAGTGCGATGGATATTGCCTAATGGAAGAGATAGCAGATGAACTTGATTTAATCGAAGGTAATTTTTAATAAGTCTAAACGGAGGTAGTATGAAAAACGAAATCACAGCAATTGATCAAGTATCAAACGAAATTGACTATGTGGTAGAGCAATGTTTGCCAATAACAAATCAGCAGGCAGCCAACTTTTCGCAGGCCCTGGTATTGGCAAAGGGTGTAAAGCGTTTACGGGAGATATTCCAGACAAATAAAGATATCCAGGAAAACGTAATGGCTATGGTTAATACAAACCTTGGATTTATGACAGACCGCACACCAGATGCAATAAGAAATAGCAAGAACAAGAAGAAGGAGCTTGTACCGTATACATACAGCGAAATATCAGAATGTTGTATTGAGGCAATGTTGAACGGATATCGTATAACAAACAACGAGTTTAACATCATTACAGGTAGGTTTTATGCTGCCAAGAATGGTAAACACAGGAGGATAGTAGAAAATGAAAAAATTTCGAACTTCAAATTTAGCCACACGCCACCATTGTTTTGTACAGAAGAGCGCAAGGGGTACAACGGTATGGAAACTGTACAGGTAGCAAAAGTGCAGTGCTTTGCATCATGGATGCAAGATGGAAATATAGTAATCTTGGGCGACGACAGAGACAAGCTTGTTTTTAAAATAAAAGTCAATTACGGCATGGGAGATGATGGAGTGGTTGGCAAGGCATTAAGCAAGCTTTTTACCAGGGTGCTGATGAGACTCGATGGAAATATCATCCCAGAATCAACAGACATTGAACCATCAATTGATTTAAGCCCAGACCCAAACAAACTGCTTAATGGTCCCAAAATAGAATATAAGGATATCCAAGAAAACCCACTACACAAAACAGAAGCCTGGAAGAGGTACGCTGAATCCCGTGAAATTGACCCGGTGTTTGCGGCCACTATGCCGGAGCCTACAACAGAAAAGCAATGCGAGGAAGCAACAAAGGCCATCAACCAGAATATTGACAAGAATATTTCTTAAAACTTAGGCCAGGGACCGGTAGGTCCTGGCCGTAAAGGATAACAATGGATTGGAATAAGATCGGTGTGTTTATGGTTGCGTTGCAAATTGTTTGCACTCTTATTCTCGCAGGTGTTGCTGTTTTTTTGGAAGATGGGGTTTTAGGGTTAGTTCGTTATATATTCCTGCTGATATTGTTCTCTATTGGCTCTTATTTAATAACCACTTGACAATCAATACATATTGGCATACAAAGGAATAGAATTTAACCACAACGGACGATAACTTTTATTTAACAAGGACAATCGAATGAATGATTTAGTAACAACATCCACACAATTAAAGATTTATGACATCCAGGAATCAGTCCTTTCAGAATTCCGAGAAGCAGAGAAAATCAAGTGCGAAGATTCAGAAAGCCGGAAGATGCTTGGGAAATTCCGGGCTGATGCGAAGTCAATTAGGTCAAAAGTTGAAAAGGCAAGGTTAGCTAAAAACCGGGAACAGACGACATTAAACAACGATGCAGCAAAAGCTATAAACGACAGGCTCACTGCAAGCATTGACGCATATGACGCCGAAATCAAACCCTATGATCAAATTGCTATCGACAAGGCTAACGAACGCAAACGGGAAGAAAAGAAGAGGATTGAGGCAATTGCAGAGCAACTTGAAAGCCTTACAAAGCTTTGTGCAACAGCTATGGAGTTTAACATTTCATCCGATCACATCCGTTTCCGAATTGAAATGATTTCAAACTTTGTTGTCGATGAAGAAACATTTCAGGATAGCTTTGGTCAGGCGGATATATTAAAGATATCAGGTTTGGCCCAGGCTAAGGCTGCGCTAGAATCAAGGATAAAATGGGAAGAACAGCAGGCCGAAAACGAACGCATCCGGATCGAGAATGAAGCAAAGGAGAAAGAGCTTGAGGATGAAAAAGAGAAAATCCGTATTGAGAATGAAAAAAGGCAGGCTGAACTTGACCGGATAGAAAAAGACCGTGAGGAAAAGGCCAGGTTTGCTCGCGAAGAATCAACCAGAAAAGAGGCAGAGGCAAAGGCAAAGGCAGATAAGGAATCGGCAGAGCTAAAGGCTAAGGAGGAAGCAATAAAGGCCCGTGAAGATGCAGTAAAAGAAAAAGAAAGGGCAGCTGCGGCCAAAGCAGAACTTGAAAAGAGAATTGCATGGGCAACGGAAATGTTTGAAGCAAAAGAAATTGAAATTGAAGAACGGCGTCAATCAGATTGGTGCGATGCCATAAAAGAAAACGATATCTTCGATGCTGCGTGGTCAATTGCAAAAGATATTGATTGTGAAATCAAGAAAGAAGCGCTCAAATCTGATGCTGAACGGGCCAAGATGGTTGCTGCTGATAAAAAGATAATCCAGTCAGCCGTAACCAATATAGACACTTTGCTTTCAGGCGTTGTTCGGCCTAAATGCAACACCGATTATGCCGAAGCGATTATGCTTGAATTGCATGAGTCAATTAAGGTTGCTTTGGATGTCGCAGAAAAATCAGGAAATATCCTTGTTTAGCAAAACATGTTGGTTTTCTAACCGGATATCATATTATTATTGAGAGGACTATATGAAATTATCAACAGATGAAATCAACCTTGTCAGACAGTGGTTCAATGCTGTCCAAGACCTCAACCCTAAATACATGCAAAAAGCAGATTATAAGTTATATCTAAAAGTGTTGGATGCTTACAAACAGCCTATCAATAAGGGAAATGCAACTGAACGCTACGGGGAGATTTGTGATTTAGACTGTGAACATGTCTACCGTGGTAAATGTAGCTGGCGTGGTCTTTGTGGGCTTCGCGTCCGCTGATGTCCATATTCTTTTTCTTAGGAGCATAAATGAGCATTGTAAGAGATAATTTAATGACACGACCAGGATACTCCCCATACTGCGGAAATTCAACCGGGCATTGTCCGTTGCCCCGAACGCATTTCGAAGGTGAACAATTCGTATGTAAACACTGTGGTTGGAGGTCTGAATTTCCGAAAGACTTTATTGATTGTTACAAACGGGAGTGGGGCTTTGAACACGAAAAAGAATAAAAACATACACACGTATATCGCTACTCTCAACGGTGATGTACGTCATTATCTATCGGACAAGCCGGTTAGCGAGCCGGGAAAGAGGAAAAATGGAAAAGCTTGCAAAAATTTTTGAGACAGACAAAGTAGGACAAATCCTGGTGAAAGTTGATGCTGATGAAAACTCAAAGCCAGAAGTAAGATATTTCTTTTCTCCAAAAGATATGGGTGTTTGCTCAATGGCTGTAACATTTGATGACTCTGATTCTGGATGGAATTCAGCAGATAAACTTTTTGATAAGACAAATGAAGAGCAAGCCTTAAAAGTTATATGTGAGATCATGGATAAGATCGCGGAGCAAATCAGCAAATAACACAATTAACCAGGATATTGCTACGACCACCGGTTATCGTGGGCATTAACCATCAAGCCCTTGGCAAGGCGTTAAACTGCCTGGAGAACCATGAAAAACATGCTAAATTGCAGAATGCTGGCAGAAGCAACAGGCAGAACGCCTGCGTCTATCAAAAACATTGCATCTCAGATCCCAGGGTCGAATAAAGATTTGGGTATTTGGGTCTTCCCAGAATCGGCAATCAAATGGGTAAACGAACGTAAGTCTGGAGCTCCATGCGGTAAACGTAATGGTCGTTGGAATGGTGGGAATGGATGATATTTATTCCTGGCAACGTCCCAAGTTCGAAAAACTCAAAAATCGCAACAACCGTAGGTAACGGTGAAAGTTCAAAAACTGTTTTACTGCATTCAAAAACAGTTAAAAAATACCTGCGTAATCTTGGGATACAGAGGCTTTCATCAAAAACAGGTATTACCGGATATGTCACAAGACCGAACATATTTAAACAGCACATAGATGGTTTTTTTGAAGGAGTAGAGTATCCTTGTGTGCTTGGGTTTAATTTTGTGAGGAATTCCTATCGCAAGTTTGATTTTATAAACGCCTGCCAGATTCTATGCGATCTTTTTGTTGCACACGGATACATAGAGGACGACGACATGAAACACCTGATACCAATCCCGATGATGATTAACGGATCATATTATTCTGTTTGCAAGGAGAAACCTGGTGTTCACCTGGCAATTATAGAAAAACCGATCGAACAAATTAACTATACGATATAAGGACAAATAAATGATGTCAAAAGACGCGAGAAGTTGCGAGACGTGCTGGAGAAACGATGGAACATGTAGTATGTGTGATGGTTGTGACCGGCATTCTTTGTGGGAGCCTAAGTTGCGTTCGGCTGCCACCCCCGAGCCTATGTCTAAACCTGGAATTGATGACGTTTTGCCAGAGGTTATAAAAGACCTTAACGCAAGGGACTCAATTGGTCGTGTAAAATACGGCACAACATTACAGACTCACAATGGTCGTGATGCCTTAAATGATGCGTACCAAGAAAGTCTTGATCAATCAATGTATCTAAAACAAGAAATTATGAATCGTGACGGGTCTTTTAAAGACAAAATCGCAGAATGGGCAAACGATCGCAACCTTTACGATGTTGCAACGCCTTTTTCTCAAATGAAGAAACTTTTTGAAGAAACTATTGAATGGATCGCAGAGGTTGAATCAGGTAACCGTGAAGCTGAGATGATGGAAATGGGAGATATGAAGGTTGTCCTTCAAAATATGTGTAATTTTCGAGGTTATTCTCTGGATGAATGTGGGTGGATGGCGTATCGTAAAATTAAAGACCGCACTGGCCACACTGAGAACGGAACATTTGTGAAGGATTAACAGGTGAAACCAAAACACTGCAAAGGATGCGATTATCATAACAACGCCGGTCACGGCAAAGGGACAGCTCTTGGGATGTCAAGGTTTAACAATTGGTGTTGCTATTACGGTAAATTTGCCCCTGCTGTTGTCGGATGGTGCAAAAACAAAGGTGGACACTCTAAAAATGAGAGGAAATAAGAATGGAAATATTGGTTGTTGGTAAAGGGGCAATTACAACACATGGCGATATGATGGTTACATCGTCCGCTGATGCTTATGTTGAGCTTTATTCAAAGGTTATATATGCAGCAATGGCAGGCAACTTGTCTATTGATTTTGTTGATTCTGATATATAGTTAATACAAAAAGAAAACCCGGAAGGCACTATGCCAACCGGGCTTTAAAAAAACTACAAAGGAAGAACGAATGAATTTAATTAATATCATTACGTTTTACTCTTTGTCAATAAAAAATATTGATTTTAACCGAATTTAAATAAAACAGATAGGTGCTATGATATTATTCAGACAAGGCGGGATATACAATAATACGATTTGTGGAGTTAAATATATCAAAATAGCAATAAGAAACCCATTCCCAGAAGGTTTTTTCTTTTATAGTAAATTCAGGAACAAGATTAAGACGGTCAGATTTTTTAATTGCCTTACTGTTATATGAATAAAGGGAGATAATCCAAAATGAAAGAACAATACGGATGCCAAGCACATTACTGCTATTTAACCGGACCGAGATCAGGGATGTGTACAAACAGCGGGTGTGCATGCCTTAAAAGCTTACCTACTGGGATCAGGCTTGCTATTGAGCGCAGGATACTTGGGCTTGAGGCTAATGTCAATAAATTGGAAGCTCAGGCCGAAAAGAATCAAAGAGAATATCAGAAATACGAATTCTGCAAGGCGGTTGATTGTGCTTCTTTGCTGTGCGATCAAAACGGAGTATATCATTGCATACGATCTAACAAAATGTGCCAACATACGGCCAAAGAGATACACCACTGGCTGAAAGAAAACGGGTTTAAGATTGTTAAGGAAACTAATCATGAAAAACAAGCTCAGAGTACTTGTTGTTAACGAAAAAACAGCATTGGATAGCATTCTGAGTGATGTTTTTACTTTCGGCTCTTTATTCGGAGGATTCTTTTTAAATCATTACTTTCTTGGCGGGTCTATTGTTTTGCATATCATGTTTGCTGTAATGTTTTTGATATTAATATCAAGCCATTATGGCAAAAAAATTAAAACAATGAACTGTGAAGAAGCATTAGAATATTTGAGTAGATTACGCGACAAAGAGAAATAATTCAACAATTGTTTTTGAATAAAGCCCCATGAAATAGCACATGGGGCTTATATGAATTTTATTCATATCCGCGATTGTATTCTTCTGCAAGGAAATTGTTGTAATACGCCATGGCCCCGGGATCTGCGGCAAGTTTTGTAATTTCGCTGATAACGCCGTGAATCTCTGTAAATTCTTTCTGACATTTGTTTCTGACATAAACCATGTACTGCTTTGTTACCTCTGCGCCACGCTCTGCGGCTGCGGATATCATTGCGTCAAGATTGGCTAACATTTTTTTTTCTAAATCTACGATGATTTTTAAAGCTGCCGGGTTTGCCGGGCCATGGGTTGGTGCAGGTTGTGCAGAGTAAACCACGCCATTTTTGTTTTCATTCTGGATGTAATCAGCGATACAGGCTGACAACTCATACCGTTCCATTTTTTCAGCACGCAAAAAGTCAGCTATGCCGTTATCATTTGCCGCGATAAAATCCCTCATACAAGCCTTGTATTGCCCGCCAATCATGATAAGCGAGTTCATTACGGTGTTCAGGTCTTTTAGACATTCTGGGGTCATTATATTCTCCCTGTTTTTCTCTCTTCGGTTAGTTTTTTAACATAATCAGTTACAATTGCAGATTTTATAAATGCTTTTTTTGCACAAGCAGGGTTAGCACAGACTGCGATGCCTTTTGGGGCAGTATCCTTATTGACCATAATTGAATCCAAGCCACAATTGGGGCACCTAAAAATAAAACCAGACCATTCGCCCATACGGTTTGGTATCATGTAGATGTCAGTAACTGTTGTGATTGTCTCGCCAAAATTGTGCGGATCTTCTGTCTTGTCAGGAACTGAATGTACTGGGCAAGGGGCGGTCATAAACTTCCCGCATGTGCATCCCTCTATTTTTTCCGCAACTTCTGACTTTTCTTTTTCAGACATTTAAAAACCTTTTTTGATGGCCCCCTTTTTACGGGGGGCCGATTTGACTTGATCCCTCAAGACCTTTGCCGTGGTTATTTTGCCTTTGCCTTAACGGCTTTTGCTGCCGCTTCTGGCTCTGGTTCCAGGACAGGCTCCGGGCAAGCGCCGCATGTTCCACCAGCATTTAAAATGCCTGGGCAGGCGTTACGGCTTACGTTGATCGTGTTATCATTGAGGCACATGTCGATTTTTGTTCCCGGTTCGTCTCCGCAGCATCGTTCGTCGCAACCTCCGCATACAGCGCCTTGCGCTTTCATCGTTGATACGCAGCTTTTCGGAACTTCAATCGTCTGGTCCTCATAACACATGATCACTTCTTCACCGGTTTGGCCAGGGCAGTGGTCAGTTCAGGAGGGGCAAGGAGTAGAACATCCAGTAACACAACCACATGCAATGCGTGTTTCAAGGGCAGTAATCATTGCGTTTTTCTCGCCGATCTCTTTGTTAGCATCGAGCTTGGCATCAATCGCGGATAGTCTGGCCTGGACTGAGCCGTTATCAACTGCCTGTTGTTTTGAAAGTTCGGCAAATTTTTCAATTGTTAAGATTTTTGCGTCACAGCAACACTTATCTGCAACTCTGGCGTTATTTGCGATTTCACGCTCGATATCTCTCAGCCGGTCACCGTTTCTAAGTTCAGCCTGAAACTGACCGTCTTTGATTGAATCGAACCGAAGGATGTTTCTTGTTTCGGAATTCTGGTCGCTGATGCGGTCAAGGTTTGCACCAAGACCAGCCTCAAGGCAACGAGTCTCTGCTTTTGTTACTTCATTGTTGCGATTGATTCTAACAGCGTTTGATCCCATATCGGCGAAAGGGGAACCATAGTAACCACCACCCCACTGACCGCCGCCACGACCACCAAAACCACCACCGCTCATTGCTGCTGTAAGTACCGCATCGCTTGTGCTAAAGCCATTATCCATGTTTTTTGCTCCTTGTGTGATGGAGCATAAAAGAAAAGCCCCATCAAGTAAAATATACTCAATGGGGCCATGTGGCGCAACTGAATGAAGTTAGGGCGGCAACTGTTTAATATGCGGGCCTGTAAATAATTATATTATATACAGCTAAACAGGGCTTTTGTAAACACGTTTTATTCTTTCAAGGCTGCTTTTTATCAATTTCATGCCACGTTTTAGAGATGTGTTGGTTTCTTTTAGGCTTTTAGAGCCTTCAATACCAGGTATTGTAGTACCTATCCCGCGGTCTATAGCTTCGATGAAACAGTTTAATTTTTCTTCTATACGTGACACCCTGGATTTTAAATCCGTCATAAGATACACTGTCCTCAAAATTATTATTGCGTTTTATTAATATATTCTTCTATGTGCGTCAAGAGATGATCTTTCATTCGTCCAAAAACATCCCACCACTTTTTATCCCTTGGCAAAACAACAACTTTGGTTATTCTGTGCACAAACCGGCTCCATCCTATTTTGACCACAACATCATCATCATCTATAAATATAACAGTTTTATGGTTTTCTTTTGTATCTGTAAAGCCCATTGATGGGCAAAAAGCAACACAATATTCTGCGCATAAAAGTTCTTGCAAATAAATCCCAGTCGGGCCTGATTTTGAATGACATGTTATTAATAATGGCATTCCTGGAGTCCGGATAAAAGTCTTTAATATCCTTTGTGCTGAAACATAAGACCCGTATTTAACACCATCTTTTTGCAAAAACAGGAAGTTCCAAAACCAATCAATTATGCCGTTTGTGCCAGGTATTGCTAAAACTTGTAATGCCTCTTTATTATACTCCGTTTTATATACCGACCATTGCGTGCTACCGACTGAATTTGATGGGATTTTATAGGCTTTCTGCAAAAAGTCGACTGATATTTTGTATAATTCTTTATTCATAAGTCACCTGATAATAAATAAGTTTTTTCTGCAATAAAACCACGTTTAGGACTCCACAATGAGAAGGGAGAGTTTCTGCAATCAATGTGCAGCCACGATATATCAACTTCAAGAAACGAAATATAAGGAAAGTCCTGTTTGTTGTTTATTATGTGCATCCTTATTTCCTCTGGATCATATTTGTCAGAATGAAGATCCAGAGCCCTCCCAAATTTATGCTGAGATGTTTTAGATCCGGTTGTTCTGAAACCACACTGCGTAAGCCCACGGCCGTTAACCCACAAAGGTCCAAATAAATATCTCAAATTATCCGCAGAAATCAAGATACGGTCATCAAAATATTTCCAGCCTTTGGGGAAGTTTTTTGGGAAGCATTCATTTAAATTAAAATATTTAGGTTTATACATATCAATGTTTAAACCTCGTCACACATGCTTTTTTGATACTCAGCTAAATCTTCTTGCCACTGGTCAGGTAAAGCCCATGTTTCAATGTAGAAATCTATCTTTTCTGGATCTTCAAATACTGTCCTTACAATATCACCATTCATGATAAACCATCCAGGAACTGGGAGTTTAAGCATAACTAACTCAGATTTTTTTGCTTCCATTTTACCTGCGCAATTATCCTATTTTTAAACAATTCAATAGCTTTTTCTTTTAACCAATCTGGCGTCTTTCTGTTGCGCTTCCTTCTGTCTTTTTTGCATTCCATCTATCCCGGCCAGCCGGTTGAAATATCTGTGTTAATATCTACCTTCAGCGCTTCGATTAATTCCATTTCCCTGGTATGGCAGGCCTGGACGTGATTAAAAAGGGCTGTGCCGATTGATGTCATCGTCGCTGCATCCAACTGCACATACCCATCGCTGGTTTTGAAATTAATTATCGCTCCGGGGTTCTGCGTTACCCCCATGACTGCCCCGTCAATTTTCCGCTGGTCTTCCTTGTCTGTGCCTATAAATGTGCCGTCCTGGAGAGTGAATCCCCCGAACTCTTTTTGCTCTCTATATGCTTTGAGCGCTTGTTTTTTTCTCTCCAGCTCACCAGATAACCATTTTAATTCTTTTGCAATAGCAATCGACTCTTCCTCTATAGTAAAAGGAATCTGTCCATTCTTTGTCGCTTTACATCTTGTCATTTTACACCATAAAGTTTAAAAGTCCCAGAAATAGTCCCAGAATCAGGCTCTATTTTTAATGCCGTAATGGGTGTGGTGCTATCCCATTTCGCGACCCCGTTGTACCCACTAACAGTTGTACTTGATGCTGAGTTTGAAACACTTAATTGTGATTGTATAAATGATCTATATGAACTCGCAGGTTCACCTATACTTATAGATATTCTTGCTCCCGTCCCGGTTCCGCCAACAAGACCCAGCAACAACCTGCTATCAGATTCATCGTTAGTTATAGTCAACGTCGTACTATTACTGGCCTGCTTTGCTAATGTTGTTCTATAATTTGACGATTGGTAGGTTGGCCCCGTGCCTGTGCCAACAGTTAAGCCCACAGGGTTGCTGTTCAAGCTGGTATGAAAATTGTCAGACTCTATAATATATTTATCATAAGTACCGTCTATATCATCTTCAAAAACCACCGCACTCGCTGCTGTTGCCGTGACAGAGTAAAGCAAAGTCCTGTACTCACTCCCGCCAGTATCTCCCTTTGCACCCTGGCTACCGGATAGAGAAATACCCCAATCTGCAAATGTGCCAGACCCGCCCGTATTAGTAACATTTACAATCAGCGTGGTGCCGGAATAGCTGGTCACCGCCCCGTGCATATAATTATCCGAATCGGCGTCGCTGATGATGGAAACGAATTGGCCGGCAGCAAATTGTTTCCCTGTTTGAACAGTAAATGTCTTTGATCCTGTTCCAATTGTCACACTGGTGGTGCTTGTCGCGATAATCGCATTTGCATAGCTCGCCGCTATAGCCGCGTCATCCTCTGCTGAGCTTGCCGAACTTGCCGCATTGCTTGCGCTTTGATTTACCTCTGATGCAACCGTATTCATTTCTGTGGCTACATCGTTTATATTGCCAGCGACTGCATTGATTTGCGTTCTAACTGTATTAATCTCTGTCGCGTTGTCGTCCATCTCATCCATGCGCGTTTGAACGTCTGAATTAAAAGATGCCGTCCCTCGTACAGGTGTTGTCGTGTACCCTGTGACAGACTGGTCAACTGTACCAACTTCGGTTGTGATCGTTGTCATTAAATCATACCCCTCATTGCGAATGATATTCTACTATATTTTATGGATGGGATTGATATCCTGACTTTAGACGGAAAACCGTAAAAAATAAAAGACTCATAATTTAACCCATCGTTATTAAAATCATAAATAGCAACTTTACCCCTGTTATTTATCAAAGTTCTCCTTGCTGCGTCTAATATTTCATTCCCTACCCAAACTTTTAAACTCCCTACGTCAGAATAGTTGCCAGGGATCATTTTAACCGCCCCTGTTGTTTCGCTTTCGTATTTATACGAATAATCATTAAATCCTATTTCCGGGTCATATGTGGTTCCTCCGATCTCGTATGCATGTCCAATTGCAAGGACTCCACAGGCCGTGTCAGACAACGAATTAACAAATGTAACGGACAATCTCGCAGTAGAAGACACGAGATATGGAAATTCCCAAACTGCCCTTTTTTTATATACAGCCGGGCTAAAAAACCACTCATCGTAATCGGTAGGGGCTGAAGAGTCCATATCTATTGTTTCGGTTGCTTGCGTAATGCCATCTTCAATCAATGAGAATGTAATCTCGGTCGCATCGCAATTGAAAATCCCTACATAATCGCTTTCATTTGCATCCACAGCAACTGTAAATGACGTTGTGTTAGTTGTTTGAGTGTTCATATATTCGTCAAACATCAGCCACCTATCGGTTGCCCCAAGGTCTGTCCATTTTGTAATGTCTGTACCTGGAGTCGCTGTATTTGAATCTGCTATAGATTGATATACTTTGTGTGGCGTCGACCCTGTATAATAAACAACATCCCCATTCGCATATGTCCCGGCCGACCATTCTCCGTTTGCTGTTGCAGATCCTCCATATTGATCTTCCGGAATGGTGGACGAAGTCAGATCGATATCTTTCAGAGTAACTATTTTCATGCGGCCTCGGTTTTGAATGGTAAGTTGCCCATGGTGTTTCGATCAAAAATATCTAATAGGTCTTCCATGGATTCTTTCTTGTCACCGGACAAATTAAGCATTGTCCAAAGCACTTCATATATTTTGTCAAGTCTGTTTTTCACACCTTGCATTTGACTATCCGGTGTTACATGCTCAGCTTGTCCTCCTTCGCCAATTAAAGAAAAAGTTGGTTTATATACTGTCCCGCCATCTGCAAAAGCTGGTATTTCACCGGAAGCAAGAGCAGCATTTAAAAAAGCCTCTTCAAAATTGCTTAAATCAACGGAGTCGGTTGGATCAATAAGCGAATTAACCCAATAATCAATTCCTGCGGGCTTACCGGCTCTACCCAGTTTTGACCAAAACATATTTTTAACTATTGATTCATAATCTATCCCGCTACCCACAATAGATAATTCGCCTTGCTCCACGGCAGCATTTCTAAACGCTTCCTTAAAATTGCTTAAATCAACAGGGTCTGAATCGTCCATCAAAGAATTAACCCAATAGTCAATTCCTGCGGGCTTACCGGCGCGTCCAAGCTCTGACATAAACGTCTGCTTTACAAGTGTTTCGTAAGAGCTTCTGACAGTATCATCAAGGGTTTTCGTTGAATCTCCTTGGGTTGCTGTGTTGTAATCACTCGTAGCGGTCTCTAAAGTTTTTTGAGCATCAATGTATTGCTGTTTTGCTTGCTCAAGACTCATTGTTAACAAATTATTCGTCCCGGAAATTTCTTCCAGGATGGCACCCAAAGAATCGATTTGCGTTTGATAATAAACTTGACTTTCTTCTAAGATTGCATTTTGCGCATACAATCCGTATACTGTATCTTCCGTTTTATCGATCTGGACATTTGCAATGTTTTGTGATGTGTTTAAAATTTCTTGAACGTAACCGAGCGCTTTGATTTGATCAAGCTCATTGACGTTCATTTTTTGCGATAGATCTAAATATTCCTTGCTTACCGTCGGCAGGTTTGCAAGGGCGCTTTGAACTTCACTTTGATCGGTCGAATAAAGGCCCTGTACCGTTGCGTCAAGTAAGCTCTTTGCGTATGATAGTTGATATTCTGGGGATGCAGATCCACTTGATAACACAAGATCTGATTGAAAACCCGCAATTTCATCTTTCAGCGTTTTAAAAGAGTCTAATAGATCTTCGTTCTCACTTATCAGGTCCCCTTTCGCGTCAATCTCTTCCTGTATTTGATCATAAATAGTCTCATATTGATCTATCTCTGCATTCAAAGCATCTGTGTATACATCTTTAGCCTCGGAAAGCGAATTGGTGGCATCATTTAATGATTCTGATAACTCGGAATTTGCGAGTAGCTCTAACTGATATTTATAGGCTTTATTAAGATCATCAAGTGGAATCCCTAAATCCTTAGCGCTGCGAACCTGCTCTTTATACCATGTGTCCAGATCTCTTAACCCTTGAGCATATTCTGACATAGTAGTTCCAACTAAGATGTCATCAATGTCGCTACGGAAGTTTTCCTTCAAAACCTCTATTTGATAACTGTAAGCCTCGTTTAGCTTCTCAAGGGATACGCCAAGATCATCCGCTGTTGATTTTTGTTCTTCGTACCACTCGCTTAATGATTTTAGATCTTTCCCGTATTCGGATAATGCACCCTCTGTTAAAATATCGCTGATAGTTGAGTTAAATGATTCAACTTCTTCCAGATATTTGTAATATTCGGTTGCTCCGCTTGATAAAGACATCAATATTGTAAATAACCGCTTGCCACTATCGGTTGTAACATCTAACCCTTCAACCAGTTCCCGAAGAGCTTCTTTCGTTTTTGGGAATCCAACACTCGAATCAACGGATTGAATAGACTTCGTAGCATTATCAAAAAATGATGATTGCTGTTCGAATGTGAAATAAAATGCTTCATAAAATGATTCTACGCTCTTCTGAAAAGCCTCAAGATCACCACTTAAATCTGCAATGTCTTGGCTTAAATCTATGGCCTCTGTTGCGGTTACACTAAAAGACACCCCGAGCTTATCAAAGGCATTTTCAATGATTGCTTTTGTTGAAACAAGCCGTATGGCCGCTTCATACATTCCTTCGTCAATTTCTTGGTATGGCTTTACAACATCGTAAAATAAATCCTCAGTCATGGTATCTGCGACTTCGGAAAAAACGTTGTTCAATGCCTCTTCAATTTCTTTCCCCTCAAGATCCATTAGATTTATTTTACCAAGGTCAAAAACATATTGTTCTGCTGCGTCAACAGTATATCCAAGAGATTCAGCAAGATTGATTGAAATATCAGAAAAGGAATCTAAAACACTTTGAAAGTATTTTGATATGTCATCATCTACTGCTTGTAACTTTGTCTCAGTCCATGATTTATCGGAATGGAACCAGCCACCTTCTTCTTCCACTTTGACATCTTGATATGATTGTACGAGCAAATCTTGGCCAATTGTATATGGATCAATTTTAAAGCCAGATCCGATTAGTTTTTTACTTTGTCCACCTCCAAATATATTGCCTGCCAAACCACCCAATAGATCATTCGCAAAACCACCAAGCATTCCACCAATCCCATCTAAAAGAATCATGGAATAGTTTTGAATAAACTTATCTATTTTTTCATCTTCAAACACAGATTCAGCGCCACCAGCGAAGAATCCCTCTGAGATCCCAAAATACTGGGCGGAAAAATCACCATAGCTCCTAACTACACTCGACGCTAACGCAGTGATATTTTTATTAAGATCGTTCATCTCGTAATAAATATCAACAAGAGTTGAGTATTGTTCGGCCTCAATATCCTGCAAAAACTCCATTGAATTGGATACAGATTCGCTCATTGCTGATTCATCGCCCAATACAGTTCCAGTGCCGCTTACAAGGCCTACTCTTTGAGGTTCACCCCCACCTCCACCCCCACCACCACTACTAAAATCAATATTGGCAATAGAAAGTACTCCGGATATAACCGCAGTCATCGCAGCTATACGGGCAAAAGCAGTATAAGGGTCACCTGTCCCCTGCTGTGCGACAGCACCAACTGCAATCATCAAATTCTTTTGGACCAGCATCCCCATTTCTACAGCGTATGCTGCCTTTGATGCAGCCGAAGCTATTTCCTGCTGCTTTGATCCCTCTTCATAAAGTGATGCGATGGATGATAAATTTGATGAGATTTGGGAAAATGATTCTTCTCTATTCTCCATTTCTTTCATGGCCGTTTCTTCATTTAAGGACTGGATCTCTTTGTTCTTCCACTCCTCTGCTAAGACCATGTCCCCTCCGAGTTCTTCATATTTCGCTACATATTTTTCTAATTCTAAAAGTTGCTTTTCGTATGGAGACTCTATTAAATCTACTTCCATTTGTTCGCGCATAGTTTTTTCTTTTTCAGCCCTACGTTCTTCTTGTCTCCTTGCTTTTTCTTCTTCGGATATTTTTTTATCTTGAATCTTTAGCCACTCATAAAAAAACCAGTCTTCGAGTTCGAGTTGAGATATCAATCCTTGTTCTACAAGTTTTTCGCGCTCATCATAAGATGCATCAAGCGCCTTTTCCTGATAATCAGCGCTTGAAAGCGTGGCTTTGTCGTAGTCTGCGTAGAATGATTCTATTTCAGATATCTGTTTTTTATAATCAAACGTATCAATCCCAGTAAATGATTCAGTTAATTCTTTGTTTGCTTTTATTGCCGGCACTACACCAGTTTTTATATATTTGTCATATCCTTCTGTTTGCTCGTTAATTGACTTCGTAACAGATTGAGTGCCAAAGTTTACTGCGTCAAACTGCATAATCAACAACTTAAGCTCATTTGTGCTTGATGTTATATATGTCCCCCATGATATATACCCCTGTGTTGCAAGGGCTAATGCCTGGGAGTTTATGGCAATGTTTTTTGTTGTATCACCGAATATTTTACCTAAAAACTTAACTGACTTTGCCATTTCGCCAATATATGACGGTAAATCGTTCCTTATAAATTCTTTGTTCTCAGTTGTCCATGTTCTAAAATCGTTTATTATATCAATAACAGCAGGAGCAAGGCCTGAGCCTATACTTGCTGCTATTTCATCAACAGCATTCCAGGCAAATGTTATTTGAGACTTAAAACTTTCTGTTGCTTTTATTGATTCTTCCATTAACGCCGTAGAATTTTCAACTTCTGAGTTAGCTAATTCAAAAGCTTTTTCTAATTCTTCAACATTAGAAACAAGAGGTGTTAGTCCCTTAATTTGTTCTACTCCTGTCATGCCAAACTTTTCAAGCAGAGTTATGGCAGATTCTCCAGAATCAACCATCTTGCTCATGCCTTTTATCCATGCGTTAAAAACAACAGAAGAGTCAGTTTTAAAAGTTTTCTTAATTTGTTCGCCGGTCATGCCTGTTGTTTCCTGCAAATACTCAAACTTTTCACCACCGGATATAATAGATTTCTCTATTTCTACCATAGACCTACCTATTGCAGATCCTGATAGCTCAGCTTGTGCCCCCATCGATTTTAAAGCTGCACCATATGCTGTAGACGCAGCGGCAGAGACTTCAAACGCAGATACGCTTCTTGAAATTTCTGACGCCATTTGAACTATTTCTGATTCAGATGCTGCCATATTGTTACCCAATGCAACAATTACAGAACCGAGTTCGTCAACGCTATCAACAGTTTCGCCGGAAACGTTTATAATTCTGGCAAGTGCTTTTGCCCCATCTTCTCCGACTAAATCAGTAGTCAATTGCAATCTTGCAACGGTATCTGTAAAAAGAGTGATATTATCGACTCCCTTAACTCCAAGCTGGCCTGCTGCCGCTGCAATTTCAAGCAAAGAGTCCCTCGCTACAGGGATTTTGTTTGCCATGTCAAGCAAATTATTTTTAAGGGAAATCATTTCTGAATCAGTGGCGTTTGTTGTTTTCTGAATACCGATTAACCCAGAATCCAAATCTGAAAATTCTGACAATGATTTTGCTGAAATTGCAGCGACAGACGCCATTGCAGCACCTAATGCTACGATACTGCTTGTACTTAATTGGACCGAGGGCGCAAGCGTTTTTAGGGCTCCACCGTAATCCCCTATGCTCGCTTTAAGCTTAACTGTTTCAAGCCTGGTAAGATTTATTGACTTGTTAAGGTTATCAAAAGACTTTTTAGCCTTTTCAGCCTTAAGTCCTTTATCCATTCTGGCTTCAAGCCGCTCGAACTCCTTTTCGTTTTTTACGGCCTGAGACCCAAGGGCGGCAAGGTCTTTTTTTAACTGACGTGACGAACGCTCAGAATCACCAGTATCAAGTACTATTTTTAAACCGGGCATTATTTTTTTTGCGCCTCCATGATCATTGGATATGCTACATCTTCGATCATTAAAACCTTCTCAAAATCATCGAGATACGCCCCAGATATCTCGCACAGCGACCGAACTTCTGATACTTTTAATCTTTGATGCACAACCGACATACCTACTGACAACTCTCTATGCCGGTTGCACCTCTGCCAAATAGATAAAGCTAATCTATTCTTGTTATTTAAATCGCTGGGTTTCCCGCAAGCTTCGCAATCCGGCTCCAATCCATCTATTTCATGAGCCGACCAGCAATCGTCACAGTCGGCTTTATGAGGATTAAATTCCCAGGAAACCCAGTCAGTTAGTTTTTTACGGTCTTGACTTCTTCCTCTTCCCTTGCGTTACCGATATTTTCGATTTCTTCCAGGATGTACGTGCAAATATCCTCGTTCTCCTTCATATTCGCAAGGGCGCGTTTGTTCTCGCTGTTACACTCTGGATTACCGGCAATACCTTTCCATGACTTTACCTGGATGTCAATCTTATCTACCATCAACTCCAAAAAATCAATTACCTCGGCATATTCAGCTTTTGATCCTTTATTTTTTTTGACTTTTTTGGAATGGGTGTGCTTTTCAATTAGGTCTCTGAGCTGTTCTTTTGTCATAGGTACAACTTCAAACTTTGCGCCCATGTACTCAATTTCGTGTTTGATTTCTTTTGTGACCAACTTTAACATGTTTTCATCCCCGTATTATTTATTCCCCGGTTAAAAATGACGGAAATGGGCCGGGGAAACCCAAGTTCGGCTTGTGCCTATCCGTCAATAAAAAATTATGTAAAGACTATCGTTGCCGAATCTTCACCTGTATCACCCAACGCTGTTCCAGAAATAGTCAGAGACACAGTAGGAGAAGATGATTGAACCTGTGGAACCTCAAGCTCAACGTAAGGCAAGTTAATCGTGCAAGTCTTCCCTGCCCCGTTTGCAATTGAGATTATTACCGCTGTTTTAACGTTTTGTGTTGCGTTATAAAAATAGCTTAGATCATTTTCCCTGAATAAAACGCTTGGTGAAAATGTGATATTTCTTTGATCTTCGACATATTCTTCAACGTATCCAGATGATGTGATTTCGTCCGTTTGCCATGCTACAGGCGAGTTAATTGTCACATCTGTTGATTTTAAGGCCTTTGTTGATCCGTCGAATGAAATGGTAGTGTCTTTGTTTTCAAGGACGGATCCTACTGGCGTAAAAGTCGGCAGAAATCCTTTAATAACGGCTCCGTCATCACAAGTGATACTGTCTGCCATGGTCAACGTGTCTGTGTCATAGTCAACAGACACAATTTTATATCCGGCATCGGTGTTAGTATCAGATCCAATCTGAACATATCCACCAGCGATGAATTTCTTTGCATCGTCAACAATAACCTCTGTATCCGCAGATACGGCACCGGCAACGGCATCGGTACCGACCCAACCCCTAACCATGAATCCACCCGAAAAATCAACCTTTGCACCACCAGTTGTCGACATTGACAACTTTCCGGATTCTGCACATGCGCCTGTACCGAAGAAAACAGTATGACCCTTCTTCATCCAGATCGTAAAACTTGGCTTTTCCTTCGCTTGCGCGTATGTCACTGATGTGGCAGGCGAAATAGTTTCAAGTCCCTGCAAAGATTTAAAAAGAACACCGCCCATTGGTGCCGTTCCAGCAGTTCCTGACGGCCGCAAGTAAATCGGAATACTCCACGTACCAGCCCCGGTCTGATCCTGAATTCGGTCCAAAACATCAAGGGAATCAACGATTTCCTCTGAATTTGTAAAAGACGGCTGCTGATTAATATCCGCGTCACCAGCCGAAACAACCATCTGTGCTGCCGTTGTGGGGAAAACGGCTGTCCCTTTTGTGCTTTCCTCGACGCAAAAAACAATCTGCTCACGCGCCTTTGCTACTGTATTAGTCATTTTAACTCTCCGTTATTACAGAAAATGGTATTGTAACTTGGTGATGATTCGCTTGTAAGTCGTTATCAACTCCAAGAAATTCGGTATGGGGCATGATATCCCCGATTTCACACACCACACCGCCTATGTCCTTGCGAAAAAAAAGTTCCTCAATCGCCCCTGAATATGCTTCTCCCTGGATTGTGCCCGCTCCCAAAACTGTGAATACATTGATTTTAAAAATACCGACGCGATTAGACGCACCTCCTATTTCCAAAGAGGTATTTCCACCAGGCAAAAAATAAGATTCTATATATGGCAAGTCCGGCTGTTGGTCTTGAGACACCCGCCTGATGCTTGTATGATCCCAATTAGCGTCAAGATAATCCGATATCGTCGTGTTTATTTCATGAGGCTTCATGCTGGCTCAAGTCCCTCAAATTTAGCTAATTCTTTGTTGAAGTGGTTTGAAAAATCAGCGAGAGAGAGAGCGACAAAACCGACAGGGGCTTGTGTGGACGTCCCGTTTTCAAGTTGCTCGATATACTCAATATTGTTGTATATGATGACTTGGTTATCGCTGATTCCGAAAGAAAATCCGTCCATTTCTTTACCGGCAAATTGGCCTATCATCGAGTCTCTGATATCTTTAGGCCAGCCCCCTTCAGGAGGCTCTGTAGATAGCTTGGTTGAGCCAGTTGAGATTCCCCAAGAAGCGGCAGCCCTTCCGGTGTCACGAGGGCATCGCCTGACGACCTCTCTGTAAAGATCAAGGCATGACTTCCTTATTACTTTCTCAACATTTTTAGTTGCGTAATCAGCAATGGCATTTAATGATTTTACAAACTCTGCTGCATTGCCAGTGACATCGTTCATCATGATAAGGCCTGCCTTCCGTGATTTTCGTGATATCCCAGTGACGCTTCTGCTTTTTGCCTTGCTACGGCTGCATCTTCAAATAGGTCGAAATACCCAAGGTGTTTTCGCCTGTTTTTTCCGCCGATATATGCAACCCACTTATCCATCCCTTTGTGCCAACCAACGCCTACTGAACCTGAAATGTTGTTCTTTTGCATACTGTGGTTTTGGGCATTTTCAAGCTTCGATGCAGACCTTAAGTTAGCCCATGCATTGTTCAAACCCACACCATCGATATGGTCCACATCGCATTCAGGGAAAGAACCTTCCATATATAGAAATGCAAGCCTGTGGGTCTTGTATATTTTTCCAAAGACTTTTACCTTTCGATATCCGATTAGCGGGGCATCTTGATACTCAACCCACCCGGCAACATTCCCTGCATTTTTTTTATTCCATGCGTTACATGTTCTATGTGGAATCACACAATGCTGGAACATATCAACCGTACGTAGATTCCACGTAAATACGCCTGTGAATGGGTTGTAATCTAAAACTTCCTTCAACAATTCTTGAGTAAGTTCAATCATGTCCGCACCTGGATGTTAAAGAGCAAAGGAACGTTGCCGGGGGATAACGGATATATATTGATAACCTCCTGGGTATCTGATCCTATTAAAACCTGATATGTCGTATCAAGATCAGTCGGAAGGCCGTAAGCTGGTGTGACCAATAAACAATCACCAATTTGTATAATTGTTCCATCCACTTCTCGTATGTCGTATTCTTTGCGTATTGCGTATGTTTCGACATTGACAGGGTCTGTCTTGCCAACCCACTCCATGGTGTCCGGGTCAAATTCCCCTGGACTACCTGGCAGGCTTACTGTTACAGCAAAGCCCTCAGACTTTATATCATTATAAATAGATAACTGTTCTGCTGCCCAATCAGTCATAGTTAACCCCTTTCAAGCCTTACATTAACACTTGATGTGATGTAAGGAGCCAAAAGCATATCAACTCCGCGAAACCGCTTCCAAGCAGGCGCATTTGATCGGTAAACTTTTTTGATTGCGCCCCCAATCTCTTTGCTGGAAATATAGTCGTCATTTGTTAATGCAGGGGTCAAAACACCCGGCACTTTAAGCTCTTCAAGCGACAATAGGATATGCGCTTTGGTTATGTCTTCCGGCTGTTCTACGGAAAGGCTAAATGCTTCACCGATCCATGGCAATGTTTTGAGGTAATCCCAAGCCCTTTGAAGAGCTTGGGATTTTGCGTCATCTGTACCAGTCCATGTTGAATTACCACGGTCTTCGTGGTATGTATCAGCGGAGTCAACCGTTGCCTGCTCCCAATAATCATCAATATCTATTCTTAAAGAAACTGGCCCGACATATTCAAATGGATAAAACATACAAAGTCCCTTATGTTAAATAGATGGTACTTCGCCGGATTGCGAAGCTTTGCTATTGCTTGCTGGTTTAGCTTTTTTTTTCACTTCAACCTCACCCATAGCCCATCCGCCGGAATCCACCATTTCTCTCGCATCTATGGCTTCAACAGTTTTGATATCGCCTGTTTTAAGATCTGTTACTTTTTGCTTCATAATTTATCCTATGCCAGAGTTACTCCGAATTCATCTAAAACCACCCATTTTGTAGAATTAGAAATTAATGTAAGCGTTTCTCCGGCTGCATTAAAAGTTGCTGTGGTCGCCGCTGACCCACCTGCCACATTTGTTAGTGCCAAGGTGACCGCATTAGTGCTTGTCGTCCCAGTCATTTCAATAACCATCGTTTGGCATCCACGGATTGGAGCTGCAAGGGTCACTGCATAAGTGGATGTAGCAGGTCCTGTGATCTTAACGTGGCAAGCATCTGTTGAGATTGCATCAGCTTCGGTTATTTCCTGTACTGAGCCAATAACATCTGTAATAGCAGTCTCTTTACGTTTAATAACACCTATGGCTGGCTTGTCGTATGTCTCAATATATCCTGATGTTGTTCTCATCGGATGCCCTTAAACCTGGATTGCGTAGGCAGAGTAATTGATGCCGGTTGCAATAGTTCCGGCAACGACAGTATAAATCCTGATATACCTGTAATATGTGCCGTCATTTTCGTTATCAAAATACAGCTTGTATCGTCCGGTTGAATCGTCTTTGTTGCAATCCGTGCGCTTTACTTCAGCAGCGCTCAAATTGATGGATGCAAGGTCGGCAATAGTTGCCGCTGTGAAATCAGTATCAGGAGAACCCTGAATCACGATGTCGTAAATCTCATCGTTTGATGCAATTTCCAGGGCAGATACATCCAAGATCATACATCCCTTAAACAGTCCTGTGCCTACATCAACATATTTTGCGGCGCTGTCTACCTGCGCGGCTGCTGATGCAGCGACAAGCCCTGCGTCTTTAAATTCAAGCTCCGAGTCAAAAGTTCCTGTCGGTCGTGTTTTTACTCCAGTAGCCATTTTTTATTCCTTTCCTATGCCGTTACGGCTGCGTTTTTAACTCCGCGCAAACGCGCGGCTGCTCTGCCGTGATACATGCTGATACCGGCATACCATTCAACTCTTGTCCTCATAGCTGGCTTGTTTTGTAATTCTCCGAGGTCTCTTGCTTCAATAGTTTTATTCTGGATACCCTGCAATTTGCCTGGCATCATTGATACACAATAAATTGAGCATGCTGTAGCAGTCGATCCGCCCGACCCAACTTCTGTGAATGGCAAGATGTCGCTATCTTCATTGTCCTTGTCAAGCACCAAAATTGGTAAACCTGAATAGGTCTGGATCGGTTTGCCCCAGTTGTCTTTTTCTGTTACCAGAAACCCACCGATTGACGTTGAACGAGAAGCTGTTGTAATTCTCCTGACTAACGTCTTGTTGAAAAGCAAATGAGTCGGGTCGTCAACTGCCTGTATCAATTCGTCAAGCTTTTCCAGGGATAGGGCGTCACCGCCGTCAGTTGATCCAGCTTCAATGAGCTGGCTTCCTGTCAGCCTTACCTGAAGGCCATCAAATTCCCTCGGGTCTGATTCCTGGTCTCCTTTGATAAAAGCTTTTGTCCATGCCAGCGCAAGTGATTTAGCCTTCATCTCTTCTTGTACGGATCTTTGACCCATACCCATCGTGTCTATAATAAATTTATCTACATCAAGGTCACCACCTGCGATGACAAGTGGTTCAATTTGCGGGTTAATGATTCCAGTAGATTCAGTATAAGACTCATTGATACCACGAAATCCAACACCTGGGAGAGTTTCCTCTCTGTTGTACTTCATCGCTGATCCCATGATATTGTCAAAGCCAAGGTTAGCCAATACTGGAGATGATTTTGCATACATTTCTATTACGGCAGATTGAACTGGGTCTTGAATCCTTTTCAGCGCCTCGAGCAGTGTTAGTGCCATTGTTTATAGTTCCTTAAAATGATTTTACGCCCCGCGAATAATCAAGCCGTTCGGTTGGAGTCATCTTTGATATATCCGCGTTGCCGGGTTTATGTACTCCAGGCGGTGTACCTCCACCACCAGGAATGCCAGGGAAATACCTGGGCTTCAATTCCTTGAAATCTTTTGAATAAAAATCTGTTAGCGTCTTTGCCGTCGGGTCTCCGTCATCGTCCACGACTACAATGTTGCCTTCGTCGTCAAGCTTACGGTTTTTTGCAGTAATCAAAAGCACGTCGTCAATGTCTTCCGGGATCACCCCGGCGTCAAGTGCTGCTTTTCTGGCTTCGCGGTCAAGATGGAATTTGTGGAGTTTTTGCTCAAGGTCTTTCGCCTTTGATTCTCCCTCTTCCTTGATACGTGCAATTTCAGCGTCCCTTTTTTTCAGGGAATTTTCGTATCTCTCTTTTTCTGTCAAGCCTTCTTCATGTGCCTTCAACATGTCGGCGTATTTTTCAGGGTCTACGTTTTTAAATCTTGCAAGGTTCTTTGCGGCCAACTCTTTGGCTTCACGCTCTTTTTGAAGAGCAGATTTTAAACCGGATACGTCTGGCATCTCAACATCTCGTTGAAACTTGCCGTCAACTTCAGTCCAATTTGCTTTTTCATCATCTGGAACGTTGTCCAGATTTTCAATGATTTCAAGTATCGCCATTTTTTTAAGCCTCTCGCTTTGGTCGGCACCGTCTCGGAATCCAACCTATTTTTTTAATTGATACTACTTCTATCCTATATTACCTTTAGCGCAGTTTAATAATAAGTAATACGTATGTCAAGTTAATTTGTGGTTTAACTTTGTGGAATAACTTTTTTCTTACTTTTTTTGAAAAAGGTATTGACTTGATTTGTAGGTGGGTGTATAGTTTGATTATTGAGTGAGCGAAAAACAAACCACAAAGGGAAAAGCCATGACAAATGTAAAAACATTACACGCAAAAACAGAAGACGATTTCAAAAAACTTGATAGAATTATTGACAGTCTTACAAAAGAAGTTGTCGAATCAGTCAAGGGTTCAAAAGATTTTGTAATAACGACGGCTTGCTTTATCGACGATGAATTTGTTTTAGTTAGCGAATATGATATAAACGAGTCTTTTTATAATTCGCTTAAAAAAGCTGCTTTAGCGATATAAAACACCAAACAGCCCCGGCAACCGGGGCATAACTAAAGGATGACGGAATGGAATACAAAATGATCAAAGCAGGAGAAGAAAGCACAATCAAAGAAACCGAAGCAATCGAAATCATCGGCAGCAAGAATGGCCTTGAGATCGCTAAAGAAGGATTGTCTTTTGTGCAGGATGATATTGAAATCTTTTTTGAATAAACCCAACCAGCCGGGATGCGGGCACAAAGGAACGAAGCAATGGAGTGGATTGATATAAAAGTAAAAAAGCCTGATACAAAAGAGCCTGTTGTATACGCAAGGCCAAACATAAACGGCGGTTACCATGTAGGTATAGCTTATTGGGTGATTGGTAAGAAATGGAACCCTGAGATGGAATCAGTCAATTCGCCTGAGGGGTTCACACACTGGATACCCCTACCAGAACCGCCAAAACAATAAACCAAAGCACTGTCAACCGTGGTGCAAAAAAGGAGAAACAAATGACTGACACAACTTATGAAAAAATTGGAACAACGATCACCATCGAGTCGAAAAAAGAAGACGGTATCAAGCTTTGTCTGTTACACCCCTTGGAAGTTTTCTGGCTCAACAAAAAAGCATATATGATGACAAATTTGCAGGATGCAAGCTTGCCCCTTGTTGTAAGTTTGTCAGATGGATCAGCCGTGGCCATGAGCCCAGATTGCAAAGTTTTTCCTGTTGAGGCAGAAGTCGTTGTCTCGTCTCGTCCTGTAAAAGAGATTCGTCCTTTTTTTGAAAAACGAGAGGTGTCTATTAACTGGTATTTAGAGGAGAAGTAAAAGATGCAGTTTATTGATATTCTTAGGGTTGCGTTGTGTTAGATAATAGTGATCAGCATATTAAAAAGTATTAAGGAAAAGAATACGAATGCATTCTGTGGATAGACCGTTGCTGGGATTGAGTGGTTGGAGTTATATTTAAGGATACAATCTTAAATAATATCAACAAAACAAGGATGAGTTATGAAGAATTATTTTGTGCAGATTATAGAATATGAAAATGATAGGGTTGTAGAAATAATGGGACCATTTGCAGAAATAAAGGCTGTAAAAGTTGATGATGGTGTCAACATAAACCTAAATCATGAGAAGTATTACACTATTATAGTTGAGGATGAGTAGTCAATGTTAAAAGAGAACAGAATACCTAAATGCCCATTTTGCAACGGTCGTGTAATTTACACCGAGTGTGATTATGAAATAAGGCAACCAGATATAGTTCAATGTGTTGGCGAATGTTTCTTTGAAATAATGTGTGATTATGAAAAAGGGAAATCGCTTGAATGGTATATGAACGCCTTTAAGCACAAGAAACAATAAAACAAAGGAGAAGTAAAAAATGGAATACCTAAACATCAAAAACCTGAAAGAACCTGGTTATTACTGGTGGCTGCCTATGTGTGATGTAAAAAGCCCTGAAAATGAAAAATGTTGGACTATAATTAATTTCCACCCCCTCCATTCTCATCGTGAAAAGTCTGGAATAGTTTGTGGCCCAATAGTGGCTCCTGTTTGTTCTCCGATTGATTTAAATAAACACCTTAAATAGAATGCCAACCAGACCCAGGTAAGTCGATAAACTGCCTGAAAGGAATCATGGAAGAAATAGAATCGTACACCCACGGCGGGAAACGACAAAAGGCAGGCCGGAAGACCAAGCCCGACAAGAAGGTGCCGTATTGCACTAAGGTAAGGCCAGATCAGCGTGAATGGCTCAGGATGCGTAACGGGTCAAAAGAGATAGAAGTACTCATAGACGGCGCAATGTTGCGCGAAAAAGAATAAATTAAAAGAAACGTAAGGAACAGCAAAAATGAAGAAAACGCTAACAGCAATACTGGTAATGGCAATCGTATTTGTAATGGTAGCTTTTGCATACGCAGGGGATGTGAAATACACAAAGAAAACCTACATCGCGTCGATTTGGGAACATCAGCTCGACAAGGCTTGCGAAGTTTCTTCGAATGATGACAAAGTTGCATTTATGAGTATGATAAATAACAAGCTGGTGTTCGTGATGAAAGAAGGAATTCCGGTTTATATCGTAGAATACAGCTTTCCTGGCAAGATAAAAATCAGGCCTCACGGATCTTTTTCTGAATTTTGGACTCTTTCCGAAGCTGTCCAAAACGATAAGCCTAATCAAACAGAAACTAAATAAACATCAAAACCAAACCGCTGGACTATTTAATTATAGCCCGGCGGTTTTCTGTTTGTTTTATTTCTTTTCAAATCCGAACGAAAGCATATCTATTGTTACCAAAACCTCTTGGCCAGATTCTGTGTTTACCAAACTAATTTTATCAACGGTTATATAGTCTACCGTGAATTCTTCGTCAGATGGTATATTGTCTCTGCTATTATTGTATATGTTTGTTTTTACCGGGTACTTATTTATATAAACATCTTCCATTTTATTCCATCCTTTTGTGTCTCCCCAAGAACCGTAAATATAGGCAGCAAAATTATTTTTTGCGTATTCTATAAACGATTCCTCGATTTCATTTGATAGATCTTCAAGCGATTGTTTAAACGTCTTTTTGGGTTCTTGTTTGGCTTTCAATTTTGATAATTCTTTTTGGCTATATATAAAGTGTACTTCCTGTGCAACTTCAAACGCAACTTGCTTCAATGCAAGGTACAATGACTTGCTGTCCGGCATTCCTAAATCGCGCATTATCTGTTTAAATCTTCCGTCATCCATGTCATTCTCCTTTTTGCTTGGCTATTATTTTAAGGCAGTTCTTGCAGGTAACCTTGCTTTTATCTGTTGTGTGGCGTCCACTATCTGGCTTGTGATTATCCTGAAACGACATGCCACAAATTGTAATGGTATGTCGCCCGCTCATCGGACCAAAGAAGAACTTCCCGTTGTTGTAATGGATCACTTTTTTCATAATGCGACCCCAAAATATTTTAATAGTTGCAAACAATCCAAACTTGTGGTACTAATTAAATCAGTCATAGTTCTTCCTTTGTTTTGTGGTTGCCCGGCAGGTTCGCTTGCCGGGTTTTTCTTTAATCACTAAGAGACCATACTTTACTTCCGTCATGGCTATCAATAATATGAGCCCATTCGATACGCTGTTCTTCTTTTTCCAACACAGCCTTTAAATGGCTAACGCTGTCACCATCGCTAATTAAATCATCCCATCCCCCATCAAGGTAATAACACTCACCACCAAATAACAAATATCTTTTCATGTCGCTAACCCCTTTTAATCTAACACTTATTTATCTTGATATTGAAATAGTTGCATTCGGATATTGAATACACGCATTTAAATATTCCTCAACCCAAGGTACAAAATGATCGTATAATCCCCAACCGTTTTTAGCATTAAATTGTTTAAAATATTCAGGGTCTTTATTTAGCCTATCAAGACCATCTTTCAATGGCTTTATGATATCTGACGCCTTTGATATGTTTAATTCTTCTGGTCGCCAACAATGGTAATAAATACCGGCCTTGTCAGCCATTGTATTTAAATTGTGAGTTATGTTTGAATCAAATACAGTAATGTTTTCCGTTTCTTTATTGCCGGTATCTGCTTTTACCACCAAATATACATCTAAACTCATAGCACCTCCAAATAAAAAACCCCGAAAGATTGGCTGCTTGTGAAGAAACTGTATCTTACACCAATCTGACGGGGTCGAGTTAATTTTATACTACAATTTCATATCACAAGCAAGTTTATTATATCACATCACCCAACAATCGCAACCGTATAGAACAGATCCATAAAGGTATCTTCGTACCAGTGCGGCTGTGTTTCCCGTGGGTTGCTCGGACTTGTGTCGTTCTGGCCGTATTTCAGGCCGTATTCTGTGATCGAATTGTACTTCTTGATCTGGCCCTTGTACCCGGTCCTTGTTTTGACTTCCAGGATTCCATTCCCAATCAAAAGTCTATTAAAAACCCGAGCGCTGATCCCACACTCATTCTTTTTAAGCAGATCCGTGGCCGAGAACGTTGCCCTTACATTCTCTACGTATTCGGGCAGCATGGCGGTAGACACTCAAATTTCACAATGCAACTTTTTAGCGCACCCAAGATATGACACATCGCTCATTTTTAAATGGTTCTTTAAGTGGCCCAGGGCAACATACCCAATATCAAGCTGCTCTTTTTTGTCTGATGGGATTGGCAAAGATTTGGCCTGTTTTTCCATGAGAAGGAAATAATCTCTGGCCTCATTCCCACGGGCTGTTTGCTCAGCCATTGAAACTTTCTTCGCCGTGTCTTGGGTCAAGGCATAGTCTTTTCGGTTATGCCCTCCGCGACCTGTTTGCTTGACAGAATTATCAAGCAAAATAAAGTCCTGGTTTTCTTGAAAAAATGGATTCTCAATCACCTTTAACTTTACCCAGTTTGCAAATTCCTGCTTACTACCAAGGAAAGAATGCAGCTCCCTGGCATCAACAGAATTGACAGACTCTTCCCCGATAGTCGCTGATTTGATTTTTACTTGATTTGAAATTGATGTTGTGGTATTACTTTGGATAGTCATTCGATTTAAACCTCATCTTGAATTGTTTGATATGGCCCGGTTGGATGTGCAGTCCTTCCGGGTTTGGTTGATTATTAACGCTTATTTAACCTTCTTCGGTATGCTCATGAACAAAGCCACCCTTAATAGTAAATGTTTTCTCATCGGATGCCTTCATCATGTATGTTTTTATTTTTAAACACTTTTCTTGTCTATGCCCAAGTAAGCGTTTTATTTTACCTGGACTATACATGAACCAATCTGTATCCTTTATTATAAATTTATCGGTATGTTTTGTTATATCTACGCCAAACATTGTATCAATAGGATCGTGTGCCACAAAGGTTCGTTCGAGCCCATGAATCACAACATCATCCCCAGCATAACAAACAACAACGTCTGTCAAAAAATGGTGTTGGTATGGCAGATATGCAAAGTCTCCGGTATACAGCACCGGCGTTTTTCTTGTGTTTGAGCCAAGCACTAAATAGGCTTTATCGTATCTATGCTCTATCATTCGGACACATCCTTAATGACATCAATTACACCACCACACCACTTAATCTGCTGAATCGGAGTTCCGTCGGAATACTTTTTATTCAAAATTCAATCCCGTTATTAGCAAACTCATATGATTCTTGGAGAAGGCTCTTTATATCATTTTCATGGAATGAAATATTTTCAGTCTCGTATCTTTTATAGATTGCTGCACAAAGGGCATTATTCGTATTATAGCCTGTGGATTTTCTCTTGATATCTACAGCTGATAAAATCATACCAAGAATATAATGTATCTTGTTATTAACCAAAGTAACAGCAGTCATGGATTTGCTGTCAAATACAGCATCATTTTTGTTTTCAATGCAACCTAAGAACATACTCAACACAGCATCATATTTCTTTAAAGCAATTAAATACCCACGACAGCGGGAATATAACTGATTGAATGAATCTTCCGTCAATAAATTAAGTAAGCATTCACTATTAGCCTCTTTTTTATATATCGGCTTCGATTCGAAGTAAGAATTTTCAATAAAGGTCGTTGCTTGTTCTATCGTTATATCAAACCATTCACCTATAATTTTTTTATATGAGAAATGCTTGTGTGCAAGGTTTTCTATTTCACTATAGTTTGAACATGGTATTGAAATAAAGGCCTTCTCTAAACATAGGCCTCCTTGCATAGTTATATTTGCAAGCCTTGCCGCAGGCTCTTTTGTTTTGCCTATCTTAACACGATTTTCAGTTGATATTGCGTAAACGTATCCAAAACTTTTTGACGTTGTTTCTTTAAACTTTAATGTCTTTAATAGATATTTACGAACGGAGTCTTGATCTGAAATTGATTTTGTGGTAATTACTTGAATAGTCATGGATTTTAATCCCTTTCATTAAAGTTTGTGATCAGAGCCTGGAAGACACCCACTGTCTTTCAGGCTTGTTTGTTTATACTATCATATCAGATACAGCATATCAATCTAAGAACATTGAAGTTCATGATACTTGCACCCGGCTTTCTTGTGTATCGCCTTGTGGCAATCGCGGCAAAGCGTCACGCAGCAATCAGGGTCATTGGCCGTCATTGGGTTTTGCGTGGCCGGTACGGTGTGGTGGCAGTGCAAATACTCCGTTGAACAGCATTTCTGGCAAGTGTAATCGTCGCGCTTTAAAACGAGTTGGCGTAGGGATGGGTTGGATTCTCTTGAAGATGCCTTTTTATATCCTTTTGGGTAATTTCTTCTTTTATAGGTTGGGCAAGATTCTTTACACCCATGTGAACAATATAATCTACATTCTCCAAAACCGTTTTTATTTATAGACCGCAATCTGTCCCTAACTGATTGTATAGTAGGTGTAAACTCACGTCCACAATAGGCACATTTTACTATAAGCAATCCAGCTTTACCATGGTTACATTTTTCATAAACACATAAGTTCACAGATACAGGATCACTGTATTTAGCCATGCGTTTCACATGTTTTTTTTGTTTCTGCTTTTCAGTTGTTGAATTTTCTACATAATATTTTTTCCTATATTCGCGGTAACATGACTTGCATTGTGATTTTAAAAGGCTACCATTTTTCCCAAAAAACTCCAAGGTGTCCGGAAGAGTAAATCCGCATTTCGTGCAGGTCTTGGTCTTTTGATCAGGTGAGTTTAAATATGATTGCGGTACGGCAGTCGGTGTGTTAATATTCGAATCAGTCAAGGTTCAACCTCCTTCAAAGGTTTTATTTTGATCAGAGCTCGGACGATCCCCACGATCTCCGGGCTTGTTTCTTACAGTACCATACCAAATACAAGATATCAACCGTCAAGTAATGCTTGACAGTTCGAAATAAAAATTATATTCTATTATTCCATTGCGGTTGTGGGGCGTTACTTTTGGCTATATAGATCGGCCCCTTGTGAGCCCACAACCGCATTGCTGGAAAAATAGACAAGCGCCAATGGTTTGGGTATGAATATACGCGGGTTCGATTCCGGTATCCGATACCAATTCTTATTTAGCAACCTGAATCTGTTCTGTCGTTCGCCTTTCGTCACGATCAAGCAAAACAAGGATAGACCCATTTATTTTCGATACGCTACTGTTCATCTTCCTGATATCTTTTTGAGTTGTGTCAATGCTTTGTAAAATTTGGGTGACCGAAGTTTCGATCCTGGCAACCTTATTATCAACGTCACGAATGCTTATCTGGTTCGCCATGATCCTGCCGTTATGCTCACGACCTATCCGGTCAATGTCTTTTTGGGCGTGTGATACTTCTGATTTTGCGCTCCAAGTAAAAAATAAAGCTGCAAAAAATAATGGGATTAGAATAGGGATAATTGATTTAGAAAAATACTGGCAGATAGTTGATATTGTGGATGAATTAGAGTTTGACATATGTACCTTGTGCTTAGTTAATTAGACCTATGTAATTACCGTCTTTGTCTTTTTTTAAGAGTTTTACCACGCCATTTTTATCAGACAAGTCTTTAATTTTAATTTTTCCGGACTTCCAAAGTTTATACCTGTTAGGCCCAAGAAAATCCATTTGATACTTTTTATCCCTTGATTTAAGGAATCCTTCAAAGTCTCCAACAAATTGACCTGCTTCAATTATTTTTCTTTTATCACCACGTTCAGTGTACGGGCGAATATTGCTTTTAAGTTCGTCTATATCCAAACCAAGATTTTTATAAGTATCTGTCTTGGGTAAAAGAAAACATCGGCAGCGGGGATGAATTGGAGCTGTTGGATGGGGTTCATTTAAATCCCAGACCCTTCCATCGAGCGATGCGCATATCATGCAAGTGCCTCGGCCATGTATAGTTGACACTTCAAGCGTTGCACTCCATTCGACACGTTTTACGATATCTGAGTTTGCTTTATAAACAGCTTCGGCGGCATCGTTATTTATTGACGCAATATAAGTCCTAACAAGCGTTTCCGCATCGGTTTTGATGACACCAAAGGCCTCTTCCATATGCTTAACAATCTTGTCCGTGCTAAGACCCTGAAGAGTATCTGCAATAATAGCCGTTTGAAGTTCATCTGCTATCCTGAGTTCAAATGTATCCTTAACCCAATCCTCAAGCAACTTGCCACCAACCGGAGTTGACACCACCATGGCCCGAAGCTGATCAGGCGAAACAGCAGAAAAGTTGAACCCAACCGTCTCCGCAAGCTTCCCATCAAACGAAAGCATGTTGTCGTATTTTTGAAAAGAATATTCCCCGGCCACGACAGACGCATCTATAATGTCGCTGGATAGCTTGGCTTGGATGCCGAATGTCAACCGGTTAAGTTCTTCCAGGACCTCAAATTCCCGGGCCTTAGACGTAAACACCCCGGCAAGATCAGCAACATCATCAAACAGTTGTTCCCGCGCAATATCCAACGCCTTCTGGATCTGGACCAACGAGGCGTCGGTGTATTGCTCTATTCGGTACTGCTGCTCTATATTGCGATAAAGCAGCAATAGGTCTTTGTATTCGTCACCTGTCATTTTTCAAAAATAACGCCTTTTGCTGCCGCATCTAATATTCTGTCCGCTGGAAGGTCGAGCCTTGTAACTCCACCTATTTCGATAATATTTGTATTTTGATCCACATCAAGTCCCCTCAATATAAAATTTTTGCTTAAATATTTCACCGGCAGCATAAGAACCATCGCTGAACCGAACATGTGCCCAAAACTTCCAGGTGCCTGGTTTGTCAATGTCGTCTTCAGATGTTACTCTATAAGTTATTTCTCCTGTCGAGTCGTCTGATGACACAGCGTTAAATTCCCCTGTTGTTGTTAAATCTGGTTTTACATATTTTATTACCAATGCCGTTGCCCCTGTAATATCTTGCCCAACAGTGGCTACTAAATCCAACGCTGTTTGTCCTACGAAGACTTTTCCCATACTTAATCACCTATATTGCTGTCAAATTCAATTCTTTTCGTTATGTAGCTATCAAAATAGATTGACATTGTGATAATACTATCAAATTCTACAACCTCGCGCCAGGTCGAAACAATAACGTCTCCATATTCCGGAAAATAATTTTCAGAAAAATAAGATTCGGCAATATAATTGCCTTGGATGTATCCTGACATTATTCACCGTCCAAAGCAATTGCGGTTCTATTGCCGCTTTCATCGACCGTTGCCGTTATCCTGTTTTTATCATCTGCGGAACTCCTAAAATTAATAGTATTTGTTCCGCCTCCAGTAGATTTACCGGCAGCGAATGCAAAAATGATGCGCAACATCTCTTGCAAGTCATATCCACCATCTGTAACTCCTGCAATAAGATCGGCAACAGACATATTATTCAAGGCTGATATCTGAGACGGAATAGTAGTCCCTGTGTTTGTCAAAATATCGGAAATTTTCAAATCTAAAGCAGACTCTGTGGCTGTAATGGCTGACTCTACGTCTGATTGATCGGCTGGATCAACCGGTAGGTTGTCTGTCTTAGCCCTGATAGCATCAATAATAACATCCAATGCGGCAACCTCTGCGCTCGTTGATACACTTGACACATCTGCTTTGTATGTTGATGCGTCGTCACTGTGAGCAATATCACCAGTTACATTTAGCTTGTCAATGTATCCTGCCCTAACAGATGTTAATCTTGATATCAATGTATCAATGTTTGTAGCCACTGTGCTCAAACTGTCCGATGTTGCAAAACCAGTAGCCGTTGCCCATGACCCTTGATTTGTCTGTAGATCGTTTGTGTCTGCTACAATAGCTGCAAGCTTTGTGGAGTTGGTGTCAATCTCTGATCGGATTTCTTCAGCCGATGGCGCAGACCCTGCGGCACCAGTTATCCAAGCAGCATCACCACGATCCCTTATAGCCTCCAAAGAATCTGTTTCCCCAGAAAAAGTTGTGCCTTTAACATCATTTAAATGGTTTATGATTGTTGTTTGATTAGACGCACTTGCCAACGTAGACACATCTGCTTTGTAATCGCTTACAGACTCAGAAGGTATGAGGTTTTGATTTTTTGCCCCAAACGTTCCTGCCGTTGTGTGTCCAGAAATGGCCTCGTCCCAAACAGCGTCAGCCAAAACAGAGACATCAACGCCTCCAGATGATGCGGTAGCGAGTGCAATTCCAGCCGTGCCAGCGGTAGTGTGACCGCTAAGGAGTTCATCCCAAACAGCATCAGATATTGATGTTGGGCTTATTGCGTCAATCAAAGCCTTTAATGCCCCAAGCCCATCTGTTGCGTTGCTAAGGTCGGCCTGGATACCATCAACAACAGTGTCAACTGTGGATAGATTTACAGCCTGAGCAATAGACGTCAAAGCTCCTGAGTCGGGTAAATTATCGGTAGTAGCCTTAATGCCATCAATCAACGTATCAATAGATGCCAGCAAACCTGGGATCGTTGTACCGCTATCCTCTAAAATTGCCGACAATTGTGTTGAATTAGCGTCAATGTGGGCTGTTATCTCAGACGTTGTCGGAGGGGTTGTGGTGTTCGCGCCATAATCAGCTAAAGCAATATCACACTGAGCGTTAACATCATCTGTTGATACATCATTAAGCAACCCGATCGCAGAATAAGCGTCACCTGTCTGTGGGGTTGTGGTGTAAATATTGACTGTTTGAACAAAAGCGCCCGAAATAGACATAGTAAAAGCAATATGTGCATAATTCGTTTCTGCTTGAGTTGGAATATATGACCAAACACCATTCCCCTCATGGACAGATGTCCCTGAACCTGTTGCCTGTGTGCCTCCATCGCCTAAGACATAAACAGTCGGGGTCCCGGATGTGATAATGCTTCCGTCTGTTGTCGATAGCATTTCGAAACAAATACTCTGATCGCCTGTATTTTTTATCATTGGATTATCCTCGTTGGTTTTGAGGCGTTTAGTGCTGCTAAGTTAAAAGTTGGTATATCACCGCTCGGAATAAAATACGTGCGGAATGTTGGGGGTTGGATTAGGGCGTACGGGTTGTCGTACAAGTATGACACCTGACCATTGGACAAATAACCATTATATACAAGCAACGAACTTATCGTAGCGTTTAGATAAACTGACTTGCCCGGGTTGTATAACACATATGTGGTAACAGCGCTATCTGTGATGGTCCCGTTGACTACATACGATGGTGACATCCTGTCGTTATAAATATGCCGCAGGTTGTCACCATCCCATGTAAAACCAAGCATAACCTGCTGTTTGGTTTTGATTTCCCCGAAAGAAAAGTCGTTGGCGGCGGTCCATCCGTTAACCCCTGTCGTACCCAACAAGTTCCTGACTGTTCCTGAACTACTGTCCTGGATACCGGCACTGATTGAGTTGTCAGCCTTGAATATCGTACTTGCCTCAGTTACAACTGAATGTAGCGTTACGAGCGCAACAATTGACAACTTAGATAAACCGTTTGTGTTTGTTACAAACGAAGGGTTTTGTAACAAACTATCATCTACAGCATTACCGAAACCGTCAAACCCCCAGTCACCCGCCGCAACAGACATTGTTGTATAAGGTACGCCTGATATTACAGACCTGGCGTCACCAACAAACTCCCACATTGGATAGTATGCAATTATATTCCCCCCAAGCATACCCATCTGCTCGCAGTTGTTGACCACACTGTGTTCGACCAAGCTACCAGGACCCCACTGCTTGGGCCTTTGCTTCCACAAACCTCGCAGGAAAGTCATTACTGAGCCTGCGGCAAAATCGGTACAATATTGAGCGACGCGGTAAATCCTACGTCTTCCGCAGCTATCGCAATTCGTGACAATTTATCCGGATAAAAAAGTGGTCCCAAGGGATATTCTCCTGTTTCCGCAGATGGTATTTTTACGTTCAACGATCCTGTATCAAACTTTGCCGGTGTGCCTGTCGATGCTCCGGAATAATACAGCCTGCAAATAGCATCACCTCCTGTGTGTGCTGTGACGTTAACAAAGCATTGATACGCATGTGCCCCTGCACAATTGCCAGTAAGCGTATTGTCAAGCGTAACGCAACCAGTTGTATCAAGTGCAGCGTCTGCGGTAAGGGCAATTGACGATTGGGCTTCAATACTAGAATCGTAAATAATAGGTATTCGCGTTGCCATTATTCAAAATCCTCCAAGGTAATTTTCCGATCAAAAAGTTCTTCGGACCTGGACTTCAACACCTCTCCTTTGCGCATGAGCCTATTATATTCATCATCAGTTCCTACCCCTACAAGGTTTAAGCTTTTTAGTAAATCTCGTACTGGCTCAAGTGATAGGTTTATGCCTTTACCCTCGACTTCATCCATGATCATCTTTATGTCTTGTCCTAATTGAGTTGTTCCTGACATAAACTCTCTTAGTGCAATCCTGGACGGCTGGCTAAGATAAATTATGAATAAATCGCTTTTTGATATCATCACTGGTTCTATTGATATCACCCACGATTCAACACTGGCAGACCCAGGTTTATTCAGTGCCTCAATAATTATTCTAGGGCTCGCACCGGTAAGTTCTGGATGCAAGTCTATTTCTGTTTGTAATCCTTCAAGCATGTCTTTAAAATCCTTTGTTCTGTTTCATTTAAACGCCCCGGCTATGGCTTCTTAATTTAACTTCATCAAATATATGATTGCCATTCATCTCTCCAAGCCATGAAATATCTATATCAGTAATGGCAACCCCGGTTTTATCTTCATAGTCTTCTATTAGCTTCTTGAGTTCCTTTAAAAAGAGCCTTGTGCTGTCTTGTTTTTCCATATATTCAACCGTTATCCTTATTACCGTTTTCGCATGGGAACATATATTTAAATTCATCAAATTTTGACGTATCCACACCAAAACAGTTGGCCATGAACATTGCGGCAGCTATATTTGCTGCTTTGTTTTCCACTCCATTGTCATATGCTGCCATGGCTAAATCGCAATGCCATCCCCATGCATAAGATTTATCATCCTTCAAAGCATTTGTAATTGCAGTCATTGCCTGTTCAATACTTAAATCTTCCATACATCCCCCGTTATTTTCAAGTCAAAAATGTAGACCCGATGCCACCAAAGCTGCTACCCTCGTTTGCAATGGCTGCCGCAATCTCTACCGGGTCCGCGTTCTCGTTGATCAACCCTCGACGTTTCATTTCGTCAATAACAGTAGTCCTGTCCAATATGCTTAATTTAAATGCATTTAGTAATGTGTTTGTATCAAAGTTTTGCAATGCAAGACTAAAATCAGTATTAACAACCGCGCCACCCTTGAATTCAACGCCAAGCATCTCACACATAAAGCCAAGCGCCGTGTTTAATACATCCTGACACTCCATTGCCGTTGCGTTTAAAAAGCTGCCTGTTTTGGCCCCTGTTAATGCCTTCTCAGTTGCTGTTATGTTGCCGGATCTATCGTTTGCTATTAGATCGAGCCCCCACAAGGACATTAACGTCTCAATCCTGTCAAGGTCGGTCCATCCGTCCCCTATCGCTTTCCCTGAATGCTCAACATACATTAACTCGCCAAACTCGCTGCTTGAAAGTATTAAATTACTCGGGGCTATTACAACCTTTCCATTTTCATCAACGTCGAGCATTTTGGCGAATAAAATAGGCACCCTGCAAAAGTGTAAAATATTATTCTGATCGCTGGATGATACCCAGTGCTGCTGGTTTAGCTCTGCAAGGCCTGTCAACGGAGGTTTAGATGTGAACTCAGATATTTTTTTGCCTGTGAATAGGCTCGCCAGGCAGATTTTATTTAGCGGAGTAGATCCAGAGTCATGTAAAACAAACTCATCTTTTTTGCTCTCCCGGTAAACTTCCCACCTGCCTGGATAAACTGCCCTGATTTGGTCTATCTCTTTAACATCAAAAGCACCATCATCTTCCTTTACTGTTTCTTTTATTCTGATTTGTGCAAGCTCCATATCTGGTCCGAGCTTATACCCAATCAGATTCCCGGCTGGCACATGGACAAAATAAGGACGCCTACCAAGCTTGTTGTCTTGGCTTTTGTTCGTTTTGATTTCGTTCCCGTCATCGTCTTTGGGTAGAGGTTGAACATCAACGAATATATGGCCAGTTCCGTTAATGATAGCCCATTCAAAAAAATCCCTTGAGAATCTGGTCAAATTACGCTTTAAAAGGTCCACGTTGTCCATCAGGTCAATTACTTCTTTTGGCGTGTCTTCCTGGAATGTAACCGGTTTGTCGAACACCTCACCACCCAGAATTGAGATTGTCCGCTCATACCCACCAAACAAAAAAGACCTTAAAAGCCTTGCTTGATAATCCTTTGTGCCCTCGCGCTCTTCTTGCGGTAAAAATTCTTGGGCTGCATCTCGCATAGCCTGTGTGCCGCCCATCAGCGCATGTGGCAATGCAAGCGTTTTCATTAACTCGGTATATTCTTTGGCTGGTATTGACGGATCTTGCTTATCTACCATTTTTCCCACGCTCCCATTTCCACAAACCCACCTTCTGAATTAAATTCAAACAATATTTCTTGGTTGCTTTGGGTCTGTTTACCGTTAATACTTGGGCTTAAACAAATAAACAGTTCAGACGGCTTTGACAGCTCAACTGATTTATATTCAACGCCCAATTCATTAAAAGTGTTTTTCAGTTTTTCCAGGTCAGTCATTATTTCCAAGCTCCCATTTTCACGAACTTCCCTTGCTCATCGAACTCAAAATCTGTATAAAACAACGAAAACCCAGACACCTTTTTAGATCCTTCTTTGCAACAAACAAAGACATCGTCGTGTTCGTCCCTTTCCACAGAGAACTCAACCCCGAATTCATCAAGCAGTCCTTTTAGTTTTTCAAAATCTGTCATTATTCATGAATCCACATTTTAATAAATTTACCGCTAAAATCAAATTCAAAGCTTGCCGATCCTTCGCCGCTGACCATGTCCATGCCTGATTCGCATTCTACTATGACTGCACTCCTGCTATAATTATAGCATTTCGATTCGACACCGGAATCAGTTAGCATTTGCTTAAATCTTTCAAAGTCAGTCATTATTATAGCCTCATTGATTGTGTTGTTGGCGGCATACGTTTCTTGATCGGGAATTTTGCGTTTAGATAATACCTTATCGCCGTTCCGATGTCTTGAACCCCTTCAGTGTCTCGCTCTTCGTGAAACACAGACCCCTTTTTTAACTGTATAGTCCCTAATTTGTCTATGGTCTTGCACTTCTCAGGGTTCACAAAAAACGATCTCTTGCCTGTTGCGTCAAGTATTTTGGCTCTTACTGCATTTTGCCCATTCTTTATAGGCCCGTTTTCCCTTGGGACTTTCATATATACTTTAAACCCAGCCTCCTCAAGCAGCTTTTTGAGTATCAAGTAGTTTGATTCAAGCCCATGTTTCGCCCCTTTGTTCCCGTCTGCGTCACCATATATATATACAGGACATTTGGTGTGTTCCTTGTACCTCTCAATAAATTCAAGCCCTGCCATTTTAGCGTCAGCGCCACTTATCACAAATTCATCAACTGCATAAACGTCGTCGCCGTACTCTTGCAAAACACCAGAGCATAACGGAACAAAGTTGAAATCATGCGTCCAGATTATAGGCCTGCCTGGATCAAACACTTTGTCCGTGTGGTTTTCTTTTCCATAATTTGCGTATACATAAGATCCTGGATCACTACTACCATATTTATTGAGTATGAAGACATTAACCCATTCGATTGGCTTTCCTGCGATCTGTTTAAAATAATAATCTATGCCTATAACATGGTTCTTTATGTTTTCAGCTTCAGGGTTTTCTATAAACTCAGGCTCTTTTGTGGTACCGATATTAATAAGGGCTGGCGGTTGGTCAAAAAACTCCCAATCGCTTGGCTTTTCTGTTTCAGCCATCTTATACCACCAATTTGCTTCATCAGGTGAATTGGTGTCCATAATAACACCGGACCAATTAAAGCCGCCCATGCTTTTTGATGGATATCTGTTAACCCTACCCGTACCCATAGAGACATGCGTGTAGTCAATCTCAGATGCCTCATTAAACCATATACCGGTAAACTCAAGTGATTTTAGTTTTTTAACATCTTTGGGATGATCAAGGGCTAAGAATATAAGTTCGCATTCAACGACAGTCCCATCTTTTAAAGGAAATGTCATAACGCCTTGAATGGGGTGCCCATATGATATCTTTGTTACGCTGTCAAACCAGTCAAGCCACGTTGATATGGTGGTTGTTCTAAGCTCCCCATATGTCCCACGTACTATGCCCCATTTTGATTTACGCTTTCCTTCAAAGGCCGTTTGATTGATTGATTTTAAAAGGATTTCCATGCAACACCCGACGCTTTTCCCACTACCGATACTACCACGCAGTCCTCGAACAAATGCATTTGACTTATGAAAACTTCTAATCGTTGGTTCGGCTTTGTAGTTTATATCCACCGCTAATCGCCTAAATCAATGTTGAACACTATTTGTTCTTTTTCTTCCGAGTCCTTGCTTGATTCTTTCTCTCGGTAACCACGATTTTTACCCTGACACTTCAAATACCAAATAATGGCACCCAAATCTTCGTCTTTTATTTTCTGAATTAGTTTATGTTCCGACAGGTCAAGATAAGACTCCCGTATTTCCAACAACGTCCTCTGTAACTGTGGACTTTTTTGAATCCTTGCATAGATAGCTTGATATGTAACACCAAGCTTCTTGGCTGCGTATGTGGTGAATCCACCTGTGGCCCTTAAAGCTGCATCTATTTCCCCTATCGACAAAGACATTTTTTATATATAAACTTTCTTAATCATAGCATAAAGATTAAATGTTGATAAACTTACCAAGCCCCATGACCATTTGCATGTGAGAACATCCCGGCTGAATACATAAAATTAATCAAATAAACACCCCTTTTATACAGCACATTTAAAAAAAATGCAAAACTATTGTTTTTATTGTTGACAACCTATGCTTGTTAGTATATATTGAACTTAAGAGTGAGACAAAAACCACTAACAAAGGAGAAAAAGAAATGGAAGAATTAGCAATGTTGGCTGTAGAAAAAATCAATGGTTATAGATCAAACAAAACAATAATGGATTTTGTAACAAAAGAAGCGAGGGAGAAGGTTGCCGCAGAGATCAGAGCAGAATACAAAGGCGGCACAACCTATAAGGCTGTAGAGCTTTTGGAAATAAGACACCAGAATATTAAAGATCGGGTGAATACATACATTGACGCAGGCCTTGTTGGCTGTTACATGGCATCATTCGCACAATAAACCCAAAAGCCCGGGCAACCTGGCAACAAAGGAGAACAGATTGTGAAAAAAGTAATACCAACATTAGGATTTATAGCAGGCCTTTTAATGGCCGGATCAGAAGGCCCAATATACATAAATTTTATCGGCCTTGGCGTTTTTTTATTAAGCTGCAAGGAGATATAAAGAATGGAATTTATAGCAACAATAGAAGACTCATTTTTTGAATATGAAGTCAAGGCTTACATCACGAA